TGACACTGATCTCTGCCGGGAGATCTTCGACCGCTTCATGACGATCTTCCCGAAGACCGAGCTTAAGGTGATCGACCTGTCGCTGCGCATGTTCATCCTGCCGCAGGTGGTGCTGAACCAGGCCAAGCTGGCCGAGCACCTCAACCTGGTGCGGGCCGAGAAAGCCGCCGCCTTCGCCCAGGTGGCGCACATATCCCCGGACCGGTTCTCGTCGAACCTGAAGTTCGGCGAGTTACTACGGGAGTATGGCGTCGAGCCGCCGACCAAGATCTCCCCCACGACGGGCGAGCGCACCCTGGCGCTGGCGAAGAACGACCGCGAGTTCAAAGACCTGTGCGCCGACCCCGAGCAGCCCGCCAAAGTCCAGGCGCTGCTGGCGGTCCGGTTGAACGCCAAGTCCACCATCGAGGAGACCCGCGCCGCCACGCTCCTCAATCTTTCCCAACGCTCGTGGGGAATGGAGGGCGATGGCTGGATGCCGGTGCCCTATAAGTATTTCGGCGCGCATACGGGCAGGTTTTCGGGCGACGGTGGCTACAACTTCGCCAACCTCAAACGCGGCTCTCCCTTGCGCGACGCCATCGAGGCGCCCGGCGGGTTCCGCATCGCGCACCGGGACAGCTCGCAGATCGAGGCGCGCATCGTCGCCTGGCTGGCCGGGTGCGACGAGCTCGTGGCCGCCTTCGCCGAGGGGCGGGATGTCTATTCCGAGTTCGCGTCGCGCTTCTATGGGCACACGGTGACCCGCGAGGACAAGCTGGAGCGCTTCACCGGCAAGACCGCCATCCTGAGCCTTGGGTATGGCGCCGGCGCCGAGCGGTTCCGGCACGCCCTTCACATAGGTCAGGGCGGCGTCAGCGTCACGCTGGACCTCGTGGAGGCCGACAGGCTGGTCAACGCGTACCGCGACCTCTACGACGAGATCCCGAGGTTGTGGCGGCTGGGCAACGAGGCGATCAGACGAATGATCCAGGCCACGGGCGAGCCCGCGCTGTACTTTCCGGTGGTCGAGCTGGGCGAGACGTGCGTGTGGCTGCCCAACGAGACCGCCATCGTCTATCCCAACCTGCGGCGCGAGCGTGACGCGCTGGACCCCGCCAGGACCAACACCGTCTACGACGGGCCTTATGGTGGGATAAAAAAGCTCTACGGCGCCAAGCTGATCGAGAACGTGACCCAGGCGCTGGCTCGCATCGTGGTGACCGATATCATGCTGCGCGTGAAACAATTGACCGGATACCGGCCTTTCATGTCGACATACGACAGCCATGACTATATCGTGCCCTGGGCCGAGGCTCCCGCGTTCGATGCGATACTTGAACGACAATTCCTGGTGGGACCCGCCTGGGCCGAGGGGCTGCCACTGGCGTCCGAGGGTGGCTGGGGCGCCACGTTGCTGGAGGCCGAGCGAGGAGTGAACCAATGAAGGAATACACCACCGAGTTCCAACGCGGAGCCGAAGCGATGCGGGCCGCGTGCATCACTATCGTCGAGCCGCTTGGAACCTACTCGGACACCGTCGAGATGCAGACGATATTACGGATCAGGTCGGAACTTGAACGTTTGATCCGAACCATCGAGCTTACCCATGGGGACTAAACAGCATCCGGCCGCGTTCGATTGTTATGCCAACGCCGAGCCCGACGAGCCCATGTTCGTCCTGCTGGCCCGCGACAAGGACGCGCCGTTGTTGGTCAAGCTATGGGCGCAGCTGCGCGAGGGCGCGGTCGAGATGGGCGCCAAGCCGGTGGAGGACCTGGTTCAGGTCAACGAAGCGAAACAATGCGCTTACGAGATGGAGCGCTGGCGCATCACCAGGAACAACCGGAGGCCGAGCGAGGAGTGAACCAATGAACCATATGGCAACACCGGAGGATTTCCGTAATCCCACGGGGCCGACGACCAAACCCAAGCAACGCGTACTGTTGCGTGCGTGTATCGATGCCCTGCGAGAAGACGACCATGTGAACGAGCGACACTCGGAAGTGCTGGACCATCTGGAAGCCATACACCGTGAGCTGCGTAACCGGTGGTCACCCCCGGCGCCGTCGACCTGCGTGCCGGTTACGCCCACTCTGGCCCGCAGGGTGCGGGCGTTCCACGCGCGACACTCGAACTGGACCTATCACGACATCGCCGTGAGGTTCAACGTCCAGATCGGGCGGATCAGCGAGATCCTCCGAGGCAAGCGGGTGTGAGCGTTTACGACGGGAGTAAGATGCTCGCCCTGGATGGCATCCAGATGGCTGGTCACTGTTCCGTGTGCGGCGCGTTCGCGAACCTGGCCGAGTTCGATGTGGTGCCCGTGCACGACGCCATGGACATGGAGAACAGGGACCCCGACGCGCCGTGGATGGACATCAGGGTCATGACGCGCGGTCGATGCATGGGCTGCGTCATGGCGAAACTAAAGACCTGGGCCAAGGGTAGACCAAGGAGTGAACCATGAACGATAGACGGGCGGTGCTGGAGAACCAACTCGCGCATATGGATGGCGTCCCGCCTGACGGGTTCGAAGATTGCGAATGGGTTTGTCGCTGCATGAAACCAAACGGCCTTATTCAAACGCATTGGTGGATTTACGAGGACAGCGCGCATGAATGCGCGGAAACAATCGAAGGGGAATATCCGGGAACGGTATGCGCGGTTTTCACCAGAATGAAATGTTGACATTGCGCGAAATCTCCACGACGCTACTACCGTCGTAAAAGGAGAACCCAATGTCTGATGCCGCTATTATAAACGTTCCACTCAACATGATCGACATCAACCCTCACCGACGACTCGGCGACTATCCTTATATCGAACGCAAGGTCGAGGCCCTCATGCGGTCCTACGCGGACATTGGCATGTGGCCCGGCGGGGTCGTCGCCCGTAAAACTGGCGGCCGTTACCAACTGGCGTTCGGCCACCACCGCAAGGAAGCGGCGCGGCGTTCAGGTATGAAGGCCATGGCGCTGACCATCATGGATCTGAGTGATGAACAAATGCTCGGTTACATGGGCCGGGAAAACATGGAGGACTTCAATGCCGACTTCCTGGTGATGCTGGAGACATGGGAAGCGGCGCGGGATTTTTTGCTAGGCCAGCCTAGCAAATCTATCCAACCCACTAATATCGCCCGTGTTTTGGGTTGGACCGTGGTAAAATCAAATCGGAATACCAACTTTCAGAATGACACCGCCACGGCATGTGTCGCCGCCTCCGAACTAATCGCCGAGAAGTTGATCCAGCGATCCGCTCTGGAGGGTCTGACGGTCAAGGAAGCCCGTGAGGTATGTGGTGGAGCGCGCAAGATTGCGCGACAGATCACCGAGATCAGTGAACAGGTCGGCGCGAAAAAGGAAGACATCGCGGCGGCTCGCAAACAGGTCGGCAAGGCCGTGACGCGCACGCTCGCGGACCTAAAAGACAAACAGGTTAAGGGTGTGACAGGGAAAAACCTGCGCGAAACCGTAGCCGTCAATACATATCGTTTCGCGAAAGAGGCCAGGAAGGAAAGCAAGGTCCCCTTGTTCGCCGTGTTCGCTAAATCGTTGGTAGCGCAGATCGCGCGTTGGAACAACAGTGATACGGTTAAAGATAAGATCGACGAAATGATCAAGTCATTGCCGAGCCTCGAACTGTTGGAGGATCTTCAGGCACTCGACCGCGTGGTTCTGGCATTGGAACATTCCGTCATGCGTAATGAGGCCAGCATCAATAATCTGTGTGCCAAACCGGCGGCGGTCGTGAAACTGCGCGCCATCGAGGGAGACCTGAGATGAGCACCTACCTGCGTCGCACCGTGGCGGAACAATCCAAAATCTATCAGGCGATCAAAGACCGGGCCGCTGAATATCTTATGTTGCACACATGCTTTCGTAAAAGCGCCGTGATCGCCGACCTGAACCTGGAAGCGTTCGCCGACTCAATCCGCTGGGATTATATCCGCGATATGCTTCAGGATATACACAAGGACGTGGAGATCATCCCCATGGCCGAGGCGTTTTTCAAAGGTTATATCGAGGTGGATGGCGTCAAACGGCAAAACACACCGGCGTTGCAGAAGCGGTTGCCGGAACGGTTCATCGCGTCGGGGCACGGTAAGAAAGCCGCTGGTTATGTCCTGGCGGTGCCAGACAACGGGCACTTCGTCCTGAAGGTCATGAGCCATAAAAACGCCGTGGCGACGGGCACCCGCAAGGCCGCTGATAAGTTCACTCGCAACGCTCGGTTGGCTGGTGTACCCATGCCGGAACGTATCGAGGTATCGCGATGAGCACGACGGTCGTAAACCCCGAGGGGTTCTCCTGGAGCTACACGGCGCTCAAGAACTTCGAGACGTGTCCGAGACGATACTACAGCTACAACGTCGCCAAGGACGTCAAGGAGCCCGAGAGCGAGGCGCTGATCAAGGGCAAGCGGATCCACGAGGCGTTCGATGCCCGCGTCGCCAAGGGCACGCCGCTGCCCCCTGGGATGACCATGCACGAGGGCCTCCTCGCCCGGCTGGCCCGTGCGAAGGGCGAGATCCGCACCGAGCAGAGACTGGCCCTGGGGTCCGACCTGAGCCCATCCAAGTTCTTCGGTCGAAGTGCGTGGTTCCGCGCCGTGCTGGACTATACCAACGTCAACGAGGCGGGTGACCGGATCGTGGTCATCGACTACAAGACGGGTAGGCCGAGCGAGGACATGACCCAGCTCCAGCTGGCGGCCGTCACCGTGTTCGCGCATCATACCCGCGCGCGGCGCGTGTCGGTGGCGCTGGCGTTCGTGGCGTATGATCAGATCGAACGGGCGACGTTCACGCGGGAAGACACCACCGAGATCTGGAGCGACGTCCTGCCCAGGGTAAGGAGAATGATCGATGCGAGGCAAAGCCAGAACTATCCTCCAAAACCCGGAGGATTATGCAAACGTTGGTGTGCCGTTACCTCCTGCCCGTTCCATGGCAAATGATCCCATGGGCATGTATGGCCAGCAGGCGGCGCCGCCCGCGTATCAGCAGGCCTCGCAGGCCCAGCAGTCCTTACAAAGCCTGTTGAACGCCGCCGGGCAGAACTTACAGAACATGCAGAACAGGATGGTGAACGCGGCACTCGATCCGAGCATCGTCGGGCAGCAGCTGCAGAACGCCAACGCGTACGGCCTGGCGTTCAATCCCCTGGATTACGCCGCCGTCCACCAGGCCAGTGCCGTGGTATCGGTGAACCCAACGACGGAACTGGCCCGCTTACGCCTGATCAAGGCCATCGACCAGTTGCCGGCGCGCGTGGTCGCGCGGATCAGCAAGATGTCTTTCCGCGCCGAGCCGCCGGCGTTCGTCATCGAGTACACCGGTCCGGCGGGCGTGCTGGTACTGACCGACACGCTGGACGAGTTCCCCACCGCCGCGCACATATCGAGGATCATCCTGGGGGTGTCGTGAGGATACCAGACGATTACCTGTTATGTTTTCGTATCGATATGCTACATCCGTTCGAGCAGCGTCGGATACTGCGGAGGCAGTTTCCCAGGCGCGTGCGGGACCTTCTGTGGTTCGAGGTCCGCTGGTGGGAGGACACGCCCTGGGTGGCCGTGCTGCATGAGACGGCTGGGTCTCAACAACAGGTTCCGTGGCGGAACAGGATCAACGAATATGTCATCGCCAGCGCCCCCATGCTCAACGTGACCAAACGGATCAGCAACAAATTCATAGGCTACGCGGTGATCGATCCAGAACTCATCGCGTATGTATTGCTATCGTTATGACTCCCGAGGGAAAAGTCAAACAAAAGATCAAGGACGCCTTGAAGAAGTATCCTGACGACGTATACTGGTACATGCCGGTGCCCTCCGGTTATGGCGCGCGCACGGTGGACTTCATAGGCTGCGCCTGGGGCTGGTTCTTCGCCATCGAGGCCAAGGCACCCAGGGGCAGGGCCACCGCGCTACAGGAGGCGACCCTGGACCGGATACGCGAGGCCGGTGGCAGGACGTTCCTGATATACGACGAAGTTGGGATCCAGGGGCTGGACGACTGGTTGGAGATTTTGAGTTTACTACAGGAGTGAAGATATTGAACGCCGAGACACCGATAACGTTCATTACCCGGGACGGACGTCACGTCGTGGTGCCCTGGGATGCCACCCTGGCGAACGCCGTGCCGCACGCCAGGGACTTCACCTGGGAGGGCGAGCGCCGCCTGCTGCTGCCCAACGAGCCCGAGGAGGCGCGCGTGGCGCGCAACGTCGGCGTGCCGGTGCCGGCGCCCATCCTCACACGCTACGACTGGGCGGGCACCCAGCCCTGGGACATCCAGCGTACCACCGCCGCGCTGCTCACCGAGAGCCCCCGGTGTTATGTGCTAAGCTCGATGGGCACGGGTAAGACGCGCGCGGTCATATATGCCACTGACTGGCTCATGCGCACGAAACAGGCCAGTCGCGCCCTGATCATAGCCCCGCTATCTACATTGACTCCAGTGTGGGAACGCGAGTTGTTCCAGCTCATGTTAAAACGACGTGTGAGTATTTTATATGGAAGCAAGGAAAAGCGCCTGAAACTATTAAAATCAGGTGCGGATATTTGTGTGATCAATCATCATGGGCTGCGGGTACTCGGTCAAGAAGTGCAAAAATCGGGCTTCGACATCGTGGTCCTGGATGAACTGGCTATCTATCGCACCCGTAACACGGAGTTATGGAAGGCGGCGCGCGATCTCGTCAGCCTGGATACGACCAGGTTCGCCTGGGGTCTGACCGGCTCGCCCACGCCCAACGCGCCCACGGACGCCTGGGCGCAGGTCCGTCTGCTCACGCCCGAGCGCACGGTCCGCTCGTTCGTGGCCTTCCAGGATCTCACCATGCGGAAGCTATCGCAGTTCCGCTGGTTCCCCAAACCCGACGCCAACGTCATCGTGCACGCGGCGATGTCGCCATCGGTCAGGTATACCCGCGATGACGTGATGGAGCTGCCCGAGTGTTCGGTCGTCGACCGCGCGGTCAAGCTGGATACCGATGCCGCGAAAGCCTACACGATGATGTTCAACAAGGCGCGTATATTAACAGAAAAGAACGAAAGCGTGTCCGCCGTGAACCAGGGCGTCCTGCATAATAAGTTGTTGCAATTGTCGTGCGGGTTCCTTTATACCGACACGAAGACGGTGTATGCCCTTCCCGCGCAAGGACGCCTCGACGCACTGACCGAAGTGCTGGACGAGACGGAACGCAAGGTGCTGGTGCTGGTGCCGTTCCTGCACGCGCTGACCGGTGTGGCGACACACCTACGAAAACATAATTACGATATCGCGACGGTGCACGGTGGCACGTCGCGCGGCTCGCGGGATAAGATATTCAACGACTTCCAGATGGGGAAGTCACCAAGGATCATCGTGGCGCATCCGCAAACCCTGAGCCATGGACTGACACTGACCGAGGCCGATACCATCGTGTGGTATTCACCGACGACATCGAATGAGACTTACGAGCAGGCCAACGCCCGCATCAATCGACCAGGGCAGAAACACAAGACCATGATCGTGCACATGGTGGGGACCACGGTGGAGCGGGCCACCTACACACGTTTGCGCGACCGCCAGCGCATGCAGAATTGTCTGCTGGACCTGTTCCATAAGCAGGATAAAGCATTTTAAGCATGAGGCTGGATGTAACGTGCCTTTTGTTTACCACCCCCCGCGAAACGAAAAAACGTAACTACCGTCGTAAAATAAGGAGTGAAACCATATGGACCAGATGAACGGAACCACCGTCGTGCGTAACACCCGGATGACCATGGACAACATGATCGAACGCTATGTGTTGCTCAGGGATAAGAAGAAGGAAATGGAGGACGCCTACAAGGCCTCGGTCGCGCCTATCATAACGTTCATGGAACGGCTTGAGGGATACATGCTGGAGGCCATGAACGAGAGCGGTCTCAGCTCGATGAAATCCAAACACGGCACCTCGTATAAGTCTCTGCGCACCTCGGCCAAGGTGGTCGACTGGCCGGCCGCGCTCGGTTACATCAGGGCCAACGAGGCCTGGGATCTGCTGGAGGCGCGCGTCTCCAAACTGGCCGCGCAGGAACTCATCAAGGAAACCAAGGAGCCAATTCCAGGGGTTGAAACCGCGTCGGAATGGGTTGTGAATGTCCGTCGCGCGAACGACAATTCGTAAATATCCACAAGGAGTGACACACAATGAGTGGTAACCAACTGGTCAGCCTGGGCGCGCTGCCCTCGCATCTGGCCAACGCGCCGCGCCGTCTTAATCTGAACGCGGCGGCGCGTGCCAATCTGCAGGCATCGTTCGCGGTATTGAAGATACGCGGCAAGAACTGGCGCGTGCGCTATCGGGGTGACGAGACGCTCATCCAGATGTCGGCGGGCACCGGTCACGACGGGCGCCCGTTGCCCGAAGCGCCCGTCATGCACGTCGATGTCGTCATCGTGGGCGTCGCCTCGGCGATCAGCAAGAAGTGGTTCAACGGCGGCTACGCTGACGGCGAGAGCCGGGCCCCCGATTGCTTCTCCATCGACGGTATGTCGCCCGATCCCGCCAGCGCGCTGAAGCAGAACACGCATTGCGCCACCTGCCCGCAGAACATCTGGGGGTCGGTGACCACCGAGAGCGGGCGCAAGGCCAAGGCATGCCGCGACGGGCGCCGCATCGCCGTGGTCCCCGGCAGCGACATCGCCAACGAGACGTTCGGCGGTGCCATGCTGCTGGACATCCCGCCCACCTCGCTGACCAACCTCGACGCCTATTCGCGCCAGCTTGAGCGCAATCAGGCGGACATGTCAATGGTGGTCACGCGCATCTCGTTCAACCCCGACGTCACGCACCAGGAACTGGTGTTCAGGGCGATGCGCTGGGTCGAGTCGGCGGAAGACACCGCGCTGATCGAGGAACACGCGCTTGGCGATCAGGTGAAGCGCATGCTGGAGGAAGAGACCTCCGACGTCACGGCGGACCCGCTGGTGCCGGGCGAGCGTCCGGCGCACCTGGCGCTGGTGCCGCCCAGGCCGGCGCGTCCGGCACCCGCCGCCGCCATGGAGGCCGAGACGCCGAAGCCCGCGCCGGAGCCGCCGCCTCCGGCACCCCCACCCGCGCCCCAGCCGCAGCCCGTGGCGGCGAAGCGCACGGCGGGGTTCGCGGCCCAGCCTCAGGTGGCACAGCCTCAGGTGGCGACTCAGGCCGCGCCTCAGGCCGCGCCTCAGGCACTGGCCGAAGCCGTCGCCGCGCAGACGACCGTCATCCAGGGCGCGCCCGCATCGCTGGAGGAAGAGATCGACAATCTGATGCGCGACCTTTGATGAACGTTTGACCTTGCGAAGGGCGCGGCTGCAACCGCGCCCTTCGTATTCATGGAGGTCAGTTCAGTGGTCGAGGAAACGAACACGGGTACGGAACAATTTCTCGCGCGTGTGGTTCCGGCGCAAGGCAATTATCTCACGATCACGTGGCCCGGTCCTAACCCTAAAGCGGGATGGCCATACCGCAGCTACAAACCTTCACAAACGGATCAGGCGGCGGACATCTTAAGATGGGCCACGCGTCGCGGCGTGGATGCCTATCACGCGGTCGCGTCGTTCAACATGGCCGAGATATCCGTCAACACGCGCGGCGATCAGGTGACGCGCGCCAGACGCGAGCAGACCAACGTACATCTCATACGCACGCTGGTGATGGACGCCGACGTCAAGCGCGACGGCGACGGCAAGGACCCCACGAACACGTTTCACGACCGTCGTAAAGCCATCGAGTGGCTGGTCGGATTTTGCAAGGCCACCTCGATCCCGATGCCCAACCTCGCGGTCAACTCGGGCTACGGGTTCCATTGGTACTGGATCCTCGAAGACCCGATCACGCTGGCCGCGTGGCAGCCCATGGCCGACAGCCTGAAGAACGCCATGCTGGCCAACGGCTGGGTGGGCGACACCGGGCCCACCGTCGACGGCGCCCGCATCCTGCGCCCGCCCGGGACGATGAACTTCAAAGCGGGCAAGGACAAAGGCGTGCCCGTCACGGTGCTCCCCAGGTTTACCCTGGCGGACTATCCGAACCAGTGGATCGCGGACGCGCTGGCGCCCTGGATGGGCATGACCCAGACCAGGGCGCGCACCGGCACGGGCGGCGCCAGCATCACCATGCTGGGTCCGCGCCCGGCGCACCTGGGCACGCCGAACGCGGCGCTCAACCAGGCGGCGCATGGCGGGCTGGAGAGCCGCTATAAATTCTCCGAGATCGCGAAGAAGTGCGAGCAGGTCAAACTCAGTCTGGCCAGTAACGGCAAAGGCGATCCGTATCCGCTCTGGTATCTCAGGCACATCACGCTGAGCGTGTTCACCAGTGATGGTCGCGACTTCGTCCACGAGTTCTCCAGGGGCGATCCCAGATATGTCCCGGCCGACACGGACGCCGCCGTCCTGCGCGCCGAGGACGAGCGCGACCGCAAGGGTCTCGGCGCGCCGCTCTGCGCGCAATACGACACCACCCGCCCAGGTGTCTGCGACACATGTCCGTTCAAGGGCCAGATCAAAACCCCGTTGGTGCTTGGCGCCGAGGCCGACGACCTGCCTTTCAACTACCGTCGTAGAGCCGTGAACGGCGAGCCGCGCATCGAACGGCGGGAAGGCAGCGGCGAGGACGTCGAGTGGAAGCTGCTGTTCGAGGGCGACGTGGCCGACCCCAGGCTGGACGCGGTGTCGATAGGCGGGCACCGGCTGACCATGACCTACCGGCTGGCGGGCAAGGAGTACCCGGTATCGGGCACCGCCGCCGACATGACCACGCAGATCCCGGTTGGCTATTTCGAGCGGCAGGGCATGGCGGTCACGCGCCACACCGCCGCGCATATTGGAGACTTCGTCATGGCGTGGATCACGCAGTTACGCATGCGTCAGGCGACGCGCAACGACGTCGTCAGGCCGTTCGGATGGAACTTCAACGCCGCCGGCGAGCGCAGCGGCGTCGCCATCGCCGGCACGCTCTACCGCACCGACGGGCGCGAGGAGGCCGTGGCCGGGGGTGACCCCAAGATCCTCGCCATGTATCGCCCGGCCGGCGACATCAAGCACTGGAAGCGCGCGGCCCAGTTGTTCGAAGGCACCGGCAGGCCGGACCTGCAGGCGATCATCGCCACCTCGTTCGGTGCCATGCTGATCTCGTTATGCGGTGACGTGCGCGGCATGACGCTGAACTTCTGGTCGACCGAGAGCGGCGTGGGCAAGTCCAGCGCGATCAAGGTGGGCCAGTCGGTATGGGGCGATTACAAACTCATGCAATCGATGCAGGACACGCCCAACGCGGTCATGCGCAGTCTGAGCGAGCCCAGGATCCTGATACGCTACTGGGACGAACTACGCGTGCGCAAGGATTACCAGGAGCAGTTCGTGGAGATGATCTTCACGATACCGCAGGGCAAGGAACGCGCGCGGCTGCATTCCGACACGACGTTGCGCGAGGTCGGCGAGTGGGAGACCATGCTGGTGTTCACCTCCAACCGGCCCTGCCAGGACTACCTGCTGGCGCGCGACGATGGCACCGACTCGGGCATGGCGCGCGTGCTGGAGATCGAGATGGCCAAGGTGACCACGGCCTACGATCCGCTGGCCGGGCAGCACATCAAGCTCTGCGAGACCAACTACGGCCATGCCGGGCGCGTGTTCGCCAAATACGTCGCCACGCACCTGCCCGAGGTGCAGGCCAAGCTGGCGACGATCCTGAAGTCCCTTGGCACCGGCCTGGAGATGCAGCAGGACGAGCGGTTCAGCGTCACCGCCATGGCATGCACGCTGGTGGGCGCGGCCATCGCCAGGAAACTGGGTCTGTTCGACTTCGACCTGAAGGGCATCAACGATGTCCTGACCAGGGCGTTCAGGACCCAGCGCGAGCAGCGCTCCACGCGGACCCTGGTCTCGGCCGATGGCGGCATGGATATCGAGGAGATCGTCAACGAGTTCATCTATTCGCAGGCGGATTACCGGTTGCGCACGCATGCTTTCGCCACGCTGGGCGGCGGGCGCGTCGAGGCGATCCATTCCCCCAAGGGCAACGTGGTCAGGCTGCAGATCGCCGACGCGCTCAAGGTGGTGCGCGTCTCGCGTCCCGCGTTCCAGGAATGGTTGCGTGATCGCAACCGTCCCGCCAGCACCATCGTCGAGCACCTCAAGACGAAGATGGGCGCGCTCGAACACCGCAAGGTGATCGGCGCCGGCACCGGGTTCGGCGGCGGCGGGCTGACATGGTGCCTGGACATCCCGCTGACCGGGCGGCTCGCCGACATCGTGCTGAACACCGAGGAACCCATCGCCGGCACGCGCCCGCCAGCGAAGAAGGCACGCAAGGCACCGACCGACTTAATCCGGTAGTAAAACAGAGGGGGAAGGATGTTACGGAAACTGACGGTGGACGAACGCGCCCAGCTGTGGGCCCGCACCCGGCCTGGTGCCCACCATGCCCAGGGGCCCTGGACCAGGGTCGAGATCTCCATGCTGAAGAGCGGCCACGTCACGCACGGGCTGAGCGATAAGGCGCTGTGGTCATGGTGCCAGACGCATGAGGTGAAGCGCCACCCCGACGCCATCGAGGCCAAGCTGGTGGAACTCAATCATTTCGTGCCGCTCACGCCTTACGAGCGCGCCCGTGACGCGCTGCGCAAGGAGGTGGAGGCGGCGCGCGCCGAGGCGCCGAGCGCGCCGCTCTACCGGCCGTCGATCCGGGAGATCGACGCGTTCATCCACGGCGTGTCGGTCAAGACCCAGGCCGGGAGACGCGCCTGACGAAGCCCAGGCCCAGCAGGCCCACGCCCATAAGTGCCAGGCTCATGGGTTCCGGCGTGCTGACATCCGCGCCCGGCGTCGGGACCAGGAAGAAGCTCTCGGCGCCGTCCGATGCGTTGGACCACCGCGCGTAGAACTCGATCTGCGAGTCGGGTTGCAGGTCGTTTCGGTCGATGTTGAAACCACTCAACACGTAGTCCGGGAAGCCGGTGCCGTTGTTCGCGGTCGGCAACGGTGTCCCGACCAGCGGATTGTAGTCGGCCAGGATGTTTTTGTTTACCACGTCGACCACGACGAACCTCTCAAGCACTTCCGGTCCCTGGCCGGTGCCGGTGTTCACGTCGATACCGACATCGAGTTTACCATTGAGATCCAGCTGGCTCAGCAGGAACGCGCGCAAGAACGAAACGAGATAGGGCGTGCCCTGTACATCATCACCGAGTTGCTGGTGGCCCAGCGCGGCCGTTGAGAAGTCGCTGAAGGCGGTCTGGTTGCCGCCCTGCTTGTAGTTGTTGTAGCCGAAGTCGGCGGGCTGCTGGGGCTGCTGGGTGCCGCATATAAGACACGGCGTGTTCAGCGGCTGGTTGCCGGGGGGCGGCACGGCGATGAGCTGGAGCGCGCTGGTGAACGCGTTGTCGCTGTAGCCCAGCAGACTGATGATGTCGGCCTGGGCGGGCAGGGCCAGACCCATGAGGGCGGTGGCCGCGAGGAGGATGTTCCGCATCTGTGACTTCCCTTAATTGTTGAATTTCTGCCGGTTCACTTTGCCCGAGACAATGCGCAGGTTGCTTCTCGCATCCGTGCCGCCCTTGGACAAGGGTTTGATATGGTCGACCGTTAGTTTCGAATGCGGCGAGATCTTACCCGCCTTGATCTCGGCGGTGCGCGCCTGGTCGCGCACGACGCGCTTCTTCTTGCCCGCCTCGCTGGTCTCCCGCGCGATGTACCATGCCCGGTTCCGTTCGTAGTTCGCGTGCGATTTACTGGCCATCACGGGTTCATCCCTGAATGACAAACCCAAACACACGCCATCCCAACAGGAAGATCAGCACCGCGTAAACCCAGCCGTTGTAGGAGGTCCAGTAGACCTGCCCGGTCGGTGTCCGTCCCCATGCGCCGAACAACAGCGTGATGACGAAGATCACCCAGAACAATAATCCAATCGACATCACACACTCCTAGTGGTTGGCGAAGCTCCCCGTCTCCATGAGCTGACGCTCGCCGGCCTTGGGTAGCCTGAGGCCGAACGCGCCCGGATGCAGCGTGCCTTTCCGGCGTTCGTTCAGCTGCTGCAGCAGCTGATCATGGGTGATCTTCGAACCGAAGTTGACGTTCCCGTCGGCGTTGAACCGGCGGATGTCCGACATGACGGCGGCGCGGTCACCGGGGTCCGCTTCGAGCCACCTCTGGACCAGTCTGCTCCGGGTCTCGTTCATATGGTCGCGTGCCTGGACGATGGCCTGCCGACCCATGCGCGCCTCGGATACGCTGGAGGGCGCGATGCCGACCGCCTGGTAGGCCACGTCCAGCGGACTGATCTTCGACGGTGCCAGGATCTGCTTGCCGCGCGCGTCGACAGCGCCCTTGGTGGCGAGCCCATAAGCCTTGACCGGGTCGCGCAGGATGCGTGGCAGCATGGCTACCGCGCCGCCTCGCAGTTCGCCGTCCATCATCTTGGCCATGCCGCTCACGATGCTGCCCACGTCCTCGCCCGCCGCGCCGAGCATGAGATGGCCGCCGAACTCGGCGAAGTCCTTCGGCGAGTAGCCATTAAGCTGGGGTATGTTCAGCATGTTGTTCACACCCAGCCGGTGCGACATGTCCGCGCCGAACAGATGCGGCACGCCCTGGCCCACGATCTCACCCAGGGTGGGGCCGATGGTCTTCGCCAGCCACTGCCGCATCTCCAGCACGCGATCCTTGGGTTTGTGACCCGTCGCCAGGTCGTAGGCGCCACCCAGGTAGCGCACGGGATCGGCGACCCAGGTCAGCGCGCCCGCCATGAGCGAGTGCATCATGACCGTGCCGGTGAATTGCAGGAAGGCTTCCTTACGCACCGCCGGATCGACGCCCTTGCCGAACGAGTCGCGCATCAGGTTGGCGATCAGCCAGGTCTCGTTGAGGCCGTATTGTTTGAACTGCATGATCGGCGCCGCCGCGCGGCCGAACATGCCCTTCTCCGTGGTGATGCGCGCCCGGTTGGCCACCGAGTAGTTGGGCGCCTTGCGCAGGGTGTTCTCCGCGAAGTCCATCGCGTCCTTGATGCCCTCGCCCTTGCCGCGCGCCGTCCTGAACGCGGCCCACGCGCCGCTGATGCGGCTCATCTCGTCGCTGGCGTGGGTCGTGGCGCTGGATATCTCCAGGAAGCGGTCCCACAGATTGCCGGCCGTGGTGGGACGCGACAGTTCCCTGAGCGACGCCGCCTCAGTGTTGCCGAACAACCCGAGGTCGGTGAAGTGTTTGAAGAACCGGTTCACTTCACTACCGTCGTAACCCCTGGTCAGTAATCTTTGTTTGGCCATCTCGGCGAAATCGTAGTTGACCGAGCTGAGCGGCTTGCCGATCAGCGCGTCGAGCGTGTTCCTGGCACCCTTGCCTATGATGGATGGCGCGAGATCCTTGAGCGACCGACTCAACTCCAACGCGGCGCGTCCGAAGCCATGCCGGGCTCCGATGAATACGGCCATCTTCATGTGCATCTCGGCGGCTTCGACCGCCACGCGGGACAGGCTCATCATGCTCTGCGCGTAGCCGAACGCCGAGACCTTCCGCGCCAGGGCGAACCCACCCGCGTGGTTCAGTTCGTCACCGTTCTGAAACCGCTTGCGTAGCTCGTGGTAAAGCTGGTCGCGCAACACGCTGTCGCCATCCCCGGCGCCGGCCCGCTGGTCGTTGAACGCCTTCATCCTCTCGAAGGCCGCGTCCCGCTCACCGCCGTGCATTATGGTGCCGATGCGCCGGCCCGATGCCTGGAGGTCGGTGCCGAGGGCACGCGCCACATCCTTGGACGCGCCCGCCACGTAGCGGCGCCTGGCGGTGGCGCGCTCCTGGCCGGACGCGTACTGCATCTGCAGGTGCGCCGCCATTTCCTCCAGCGCGTTGGCATGCGCCCGCAAGGCGGGGTCCCGCCGGACCGCCGCGATCATCTCATCGACCACGGGGGAAAGGCGCATCTGCCGTTGCGCCACGATATCGTTGCGCTCGCGCACGTCCTGGACGTCGGCCACGCCGTCGGCCAGTTGCTTGTTACGGAACGCCGCCGCCTCGCTCGGCTTCTCGAAGAACTGCACGCCGTATCCGGGGTCGCCGGGTTGCCCGCCATACTCGACGACGAAGTCACCGTAGCGGCGCATCGGGAAGTAGTCCCCGTCGACGAAGCCCATGCGGGTCAGTTTGGCCATGCCCCTGGCTATGCGCTTATGATCCTGGGCGATGGCGGCGTTGTCGGGGTCGGACAGGAACGCGTCCAGCCGCTCCTTGCTGGCCATGGTGTGGCGCATCAGTGCCTTCTCGGCGTCGGTCGCGTTGGGCATGAACCGATTGACCAGGTTGTCGGCCACCGCCTGCCGCTCGACGGCGTATTTCTCGGTCAGCAGGTCACGGGTTTTGACATAGAGGGCTTGCTTCTCCGGCGTCATGGCGTCGAAGCGCGACTGCAACGCACTCAGTTGGGCGCGCTCGTCGGGCGTGGTCAGGTGCGCGTTGGCGTCCGCCTCGCGCGTGCCCAGGGCCGCGCGGGCATACCCGGCGTCGTTCATCAGTTCGGCCACGTCGTCGTGCTTCACAAGTTCGCGCGCGACCTCGGCGAACCTTGGCGCGAACTTGCGCAGGAAGCGGTCGCTCGCCACCTGGGCGTGTTCCTGCGCCGTGCGGATGGCCACGGCGTGGTTGACGTCGCCGTCCTGGAATTTACTACGGAAGCGATCAATCAGCCGGTCGAAATGAATGGTGGACAGCAGGTTGCGGAACGCGCCGGGTTTGAGGTTATCGCCCACCGCGTCCAGGGTGCGCTCGGCCACGTGGCTGGCGCGCTCGCCGAATGCCTCGTGCGCGGACCACGCCAGCGGTGCCGAGTCGGCCCGCAATCGGGGATCGGGGTGCAGGTATTTCTCGTTGAACTTCGCGGCACGCTGCGCGATGTCGGTGACGGGCTGCATGATATGATCGAGCAGCGTGTATTCGGCGCCGCTTTGGGCTCTGCGTAACCCCAGCCCATCACGTACCAGATCAACGAAACTACTCCATACGGACCGCCCGCGCGGACGCGGTTGCATACCAAGCGACGTCATTTTCTTACGGAACTTGTCCGACGCCACGAGGCTATTGGCGAAAGACCACAAGTCCGCGTTGGTCATCAGCATCGTATGCAACTCATGCTCGTTGCTTAGCGCATACATGATGCTTTCAGCCTGGCGTTTGGTTTCCGGGACATTCTTACCGAACTCTCCCACGGCCAGCTTATCGCTGAAACCTTCCCTGAGCGCCTCCGCTATCGCGTGCAGGGCCTGAAGATCTTTATGTCCTGGGTCGTGCTGCCGTAAAGTTTCTATGTAATGGAAGAACGCCGAGTGCACCATCTCATGCAGCGCCGTCTCCAGGTGCGTCCCATGCTGATGCTCCAGGTCAAGGTTGACCATGATATGTTCGAGGCCGGGATCCTGTTCGTAATGGCCGTAAGTCCGTTGTCTTATCCGGCCGATGTCCTTATCACCGATATAGCCCAGTTCGTGCCCTCGTTCCGCCGTTACTACGGGAATACCACGCGCCAGTTTGTATAGTTGCCGGGCCAGTGCCGCCAGATCAGGACGTTCCGCGATGACCAGCGGGTCCTGCATGATGTTGCGCGCCAGATCCTGGTCGGTGAATGGCACATCGTATTGTTCCGATGTGCGTATCGCGTGTTCCACGCCGGCGGTCAGGCGCGAGTCCGTTAATACCCGTAACGAATTGGCTGATGTGGGATCGATGCCCGTGGACGTTGGCGCGTGTTCCAGCGTTTCGCCGCCGCCACGCTTCGCCAGGCTCTCCCTGAACGCCGCGCGCGTGGCCATGGCCTGCGCCTGATCGGCGACGGTACCCACGGGGTCCACGATCCTGGCCCGCGCTTCCTTCAGCGCCGCGATGCGCTCGGGCGCGACCTGAGCCAGTCTGCCTTCCAGTATTTTGGTTCGCTCGGCGTATTTCTCGCGGGCCTCCTTCGCCGCTTCGGCGGTCCGGGGTTTCTGTTTCGCGCCCGGCATGTCCTTCTTCGCGCCCGCCAACAGGTGCGCGTCAAGTTGCTTCCGGTGCGTCTCGGCCAGCAGCGGGTTGCTCACGCGTTTGATCTCGGCGTCGAACGCGGCGGCCAGGCTCGTGGCATCGGCGTTGCGCGGTCGCCCCACGGTGCCCTTTTTGTCGAACTCGGCCTGTGCCTGTTCGACCGTCATGGGATCGGTCGGATCGAGTACCTTGTTGATGTAGTCGGCGGCCTTGCGCTCCTGGACATGCGCGACCGTGACGGGTTTGTTCTTGGTATCGAGTGCCATGGTCAATCCGGCGCTCTCACCCTCGCCACCGCCCACGGCGGTCTCCTCGATCCCTTCAGCGGACGTGGGCTTATCAACCTTGCCGCGCTTCTGTTCCTCCTCGCGTACGACCGAGGCTTCGCTACGCGTGGGTTCATCGCCGGTGCGCGTGACCAGACGCTCGCCCATGACCTTCTTGTGGAACAGCTGCGCCAGATCCTCGCGGGCTTTTTGCGTGACCTCCGTGCCGCCGGCGCGTGGCGCCATGATACGATGCGCGATATCGACCAGTTGCTCGCGCGAGCCGTTGCTCATGTGCACCAGGTTGCCCAGGTCCCGCAGTGCCTCCGTCATGGCCTTGCCCCTGGGCGTCCCTGGCGGCAGCCCTCCCATGGCCTGCTTGCGCACGGTCTCTATGTCAGCGAGCGCCTGGCCCCGCGCCAGTTCAGCGGCGCGCACGGTCTGTAGGTCATCCGTGGTCGGCGCGGCGGTCTCTTCCTCGCGCGCGACGTAGGCCTGGGGTCCGGCCTTCTTCTCCGGGATGACGACGGTGGGTTGCTTCTTGCGGCCCTTGGATGCCGCGACCGCCTTCTCGACGGCGGGTTTCTCGGCCGGGACCGGGGCCTCCGGAGTTTTCCCGCTTTGTTTCGTATCGACAAGGGTCGCCAGTTCTTCCTCGGTGGGTCCGGCGGCCACGGTCTCGCGCGTCTTGCGTAACGTTTCGGCGGACGAGCGCATGCGCGCTTCCAGATCGGCCTGGGCCGTCGAAGGGCGCTCGGTAGCCGGTGCCGAAGGGAGTGAAGTCTCCGGCACCGGCGGAGCCACGGTTTCCCTCGGGGGAACCAACCCCTCGGACCGCTCTGGGCGTGATGCGGGAACGCCCGGCTCGACGGTAGAGGTTGGCGGAGTCGGTGTCGACGCCGCTTTACGCCGCTCCTCGCGGTCGTAGCGCGTGGCCACGTCGTTCGGCGACATGTTCTTAAGTTGTGTCGGCGACGCGCCGTATTCGCCGACCAGCACGTCCACCATCTCGGATTTTGTCTTGCCCTTGGACGGGCGCTCGCCCGGTGCCTGGGGTTTTACTCCCGGAGTAACCGGTGGTGTGGACTCTGGTGGCGCGGCCCCACCGCCGCCGCGTGGAGCGGCTGGCGGTGGCTCCACGGGTGTGTTGGGTGGCGGCGGTTCACGCGGGAACATCTCGCCCTGCGTGGGCGCTGGCGGACGCACCTGGGTCGTGGGGTCGAACAGGTTGCCTTGCGATGCTTCCGGTGGGAGCCCTGGCTGCACGCCGGCTATGGCCGGCTCGCGCGGCGCTTGCCCCGCGCCCGCCTGACCCTCGGTGAACATCTCGCCCTGGCCCGACATGCCGGGCAGCATGCCCTGGCCCGGCGTCGTGGGGTCGAACGCCGGAGGTGGCGGTGGCGGCGGTGGCCCCAGCGCCTCGCCCAGTGCCGCCACCGCGTCGGGTGGCACGCCCTCGGGGGGTCTGACCTGGGGTGCTTCCGGTCTGACCGGGTGCAGCGCGCCACCGGCGGCGCCTATGACCGCGCCCGTCAGCGCGCCGCTGGCGACACCCCGCGCGATGGCACCCTGGTCGAACTCCTGCCGCGTGCCGATGCCCTGCTGGAACTGCTGACCGATGGCTACGTTGGCGCCGCCCTGGCCGCCCATGAGCGCCGCGCCCTCGCCACCCCCCACCACCGCGCCCAGCAGGCGCCCCTTGCCACCCAGCTTGCCCAGCACGCCCCTGGCGGCCAGGCTCATGGCGCCCTGACCAGCCGCCGCGCCGACCAGTGCCGCCTCCAGCATCATCGGGTCGATGGCCTGCTTTTTCAGCAACTCCTTCGCTTCGGTGTCGGAATAACCGCCGCGCCGCATCTCGGCGTAGGCCGGCGACTGCATCATCGTGGCTTCGGGCGTGTTCTTCAGCGTCTCGACGGCGCTGTTGTACTGCTCGCCCATGTTCTGCAGGCCGAACGTGCCCATCTCGCCGACGACGCCACCCGCTCTGGCGACCTTCGTCGCCGCGCCCACCAGTGACATCGCCTTGATCGCCAACCTGCCCACCAGGGCGGCGGGCAGCAGCGTCATGGCGATGTCGGGGATCAGGTTGATCGCGTTGGCGCGCATGTAGGTAAGGTAGCCAACCTCGCCCGGCGTCGGGATGTGGTTACCCTGCGCGTCGACACCGCCGAACATCGAGGCCGACAGGCCACGTTTCAGCGATGGCGAGCCTTCCTCAAGCAGCTTGTCCATCCACTGGCTGACGTTGTCGCGCTGCTGGTCGGTCCATGCCTTGGTCGACGGGTCGGCGCCGACCTTGTCCTCGAAGTAGCGCGCGGCGCCCAGCACGCCTTCGAGCGCGCCGCCGCCACCATGCTGGATCGTAGTCCACAGGTCGCCGAAGAACCCCCGCTCGCGCGACTCGTCGCTGACACCCGAGTGGCCATACGTCTCGCCCGGCGTGGCATCCCTGGCCTCATCCAGGCTGAGCGTGCGATAGCGCGGTGTTGTTGGTGTCGGAAGCGCGGTGCGCGGCAGCGCACCGGGTTGCTCTGGAGTGGGCCGTGTCGGGATGGGCTGCGCGTATGGCTGCGTGAAAGCCTGTGTCGTGGGCAGGCCCGTGGGCTGGCCGCCGTAGCCGCCCTGCGACGGGAGGAACTGGCGGTTGAAGTCATTCTGGAACGCGACGTCGTACTGACTGGGTTGCTCTTCGGGCTCTGGCTCACGCGTGAGCGTGTCGGTGTTCGGGGCGAAGGCCATGGCTCATGCCACCCGTCGCCTGGGCAGCCCGGTCAGGTCCTGGCCGTAGCCGGATTGTAGCGCGCCATAGGTCCCGGCGCCCGCGCCGATGCCCGTGTTCTGGGGGTTGACCACCGACGGCATCATGTCGGGCGCGCCACCCGTGGGACGTGCCGGTGATAGCGGCGTGGGCGTCAGCGCCGGAGCTGGTACGCCGGGGGCCCTCAAGGGTTCCGATCCGGCGAGGCCGATGAGTGCCTTCAACCCTTCGCCCGCCGCGTGAGGTATGGACTGAACAATCTCACCTTTTTGGTTCTTGATGGCGTAACCCGGCGTGCCGTCCTTGGCGGTGACCGCCTGCAGGCTGAACTGACGCGCGGTCGGACTGCCTGGCCTCGCACCCGCCGATAATCCGTCGGCGAAATACTTGGCGGCCGGCGCGGCTATACCGGCGCCGCCTTCCGATGGTGTCATGATAAGCTGTTTGAAGATGGACCCGGAACGCGCGTATTCCTCGGCGTCCGTCCCCGCCGGTATCTCTCCCGGCGGATAGTAATCCTTCACCATACCGGAGACGTCTTTATCCCGCTCGCCACGAGCTTTATCCACCTCTGTCTTGTGCTGCAGCTGTTGTTGTTTCATCGCGATATCCGCGTTGGCTTTGTCTATCGCGGCCTGCGTCCGCAGACCCACGTTCTCCGCTTTTTGGGTTTCGATCTCAGGCCGCGCGTTCGCCCACCTGGCCTGCGCGTTGTGCAGGTTGATCTCGGCGTTGACCTTCTGATGATCCTGCAAGACCTTGGTATAGGTCTGCGGATTACGTAGCTCGATCATCTTCTGCGCCAGGACTTCGTGCGTGATATGTAACGGACTGCTGATCGGGTCGCCATGACTGCCGTCGGCGATTTTATAAGCCCAGATCTCGCCGTTCTTATCCATGCCGGCGCGCGCGTAGGCGCCGTCGGGGAAGAACGCGTATGATTTCAGCACATGGTTTATGGCGCCCTGCGTGTCGCCCGCCAGCAACGCCTGATCGGCGGCCATGAGATGCGACACCGCGCCCTGGTGGCTGACCTGGGCAACCCACTCCTGCGCCATGCCCGCCATTTCGGGACGCCCGCTGATGATCAGGTAGTGCTCCATCGCCGACTGCATGCCGCGCCAACGGTCGGTGTCGCCCAGCCCGGCGGGACCGGACTGCTGCAGCTTCTCCAGCACCCCGTCCGGCCCGGCCGCCGCGTTCGCCGCCACCAGTTCCGGCACGTTGTAGGGTTTATGCTCCGGCGTGCCACCGGGAACCATGGCCGTGGTGAGCTGCGTGGTGGGGAACATGGTCTTCATGTTCTGCACCTGGTCCGCGCGCTCCACGCTGCTGGCGGCGTAACCGTCCCAACCCATGCGCGCCACGTCTGGCAGGCGATGCGGCCCAGCCCGATAGGCGAACGCGGCCTGCACCGTGTTGTAACCGAGGCCACCGAAAGTACTGTCGCCCGTCGCCAGGTATTTATAATATCGCACACCGAGACGCAGGCTGTCGTAATCGTCCAGCGGGTTCAGTTCGTGCCGGGGGTCGATAAGGTCTCGCGTATCGCCTATGACCTGCGTTAATCCTTTCGCGTCGGTGACGACGCCATTCTTCCCCGTGCCATGGGTAAGCCCTGACTTCCACTGGCTCTCGCGCTCGATGGTCGCCGCCATGAACGCGCGGTCGAGGCCCTGGGCACCCTCGGCCTGAATGGCCTTGTCCATCAGGGCCAGCTTGTCGGGATGCGCGTGCTCGGCGCGCCGCAAGGCGCCGTAATCCACGGGTGGCGCCAGCAAGGGTGGCGTGGCCTGCGACTGCTCGACCGTTCCGCCGGTGCCCGCGACCACGACCGGACCCGGTGGCGGGTGCGCCGGCGCACCCGCCGTGGGTGGTTGCGCGGGTGTGAGCGCGGTCGGTTGCGCGGTGGCGGGCGCGGCGGGCGCGGCCGGGGGCGGTTGCGATGGTGGCGGGATCTGCACCGGTGTGTTCGAAGCGGCGGTGCCGACCGGGGCCGGGGGCGCGTATGCCAGGCTGGTGGGTTGCTCCTGACCCGTGGGCTCGGCGGCCTGCGCGGACCCTATCGGGTTGAGCATCCCCATGAGGCGTCCGCCCAGGGACGGCGGCCCGGCCGCCAGCGGCACGCGCCCGCCCGGCGTTCCAGGAGTACCTCCCGGCACGGCGGGGTTGCCAGGGTTGAACGGCGCGCCCTGTTGCGGTGGCGGCGTGTAAGGCTGACCCGGTTGCGTGCGGGGGATCGGCGCGTTCGGATCCTGCATGGTCTGGTAGGGCGGTGGCGGTCCGGAGGGAGACCCCGGCGGACCGGCGACGCCCGCCGCGTTGTAAGGCGTGCCAGACATCTGCGATTGCGCGGGCGGATAGACCGTAGCACCTATGGGTGCGTTAGTGATCCCGCTCCGACCCGCCCACGCGCTGGGGCTTGTGCCCAGGCCCAGACTGGCACCCACGGGTGCCGGCGGATACACAGGCGCGCCCGAGGGAGAACCCGGTGCGCCTTGCACACCCGCCGCGTTATAGGGCGAACCCGACATCTGCGTCGGCGGCTGCGACATAACGCCGACAGCGGGACCCGAGGGAGAACCTGGCTTACCCGGCACACCCGCCGCGTTATAGGGCGAGCCCGACATCTGTGATTGCGGCCGGGGAAGTCCCGTCGATACGTCGTAGCCACCGTAAGGCAGCGTGCCGTTATCCGTCCTGAATGTTCCGTTCGGCCGGTTCAGCGTCGCGTCCGAAGGATAAACCGATGGTGGTCGCGCACCTCCCGTGGTCGTAGGCGTCAGCCCCGGCTCGACATCGCCCGGTCCCGGCTCGCCACCCGTCGGTCCGCTCTCGGTGGGTTTGGCGCTGACCGGCCCGGCCGGTAACGTGGTTTGCGCCGGCGCTCCCGGACCGCCCGGGGGTGCCGGGGTTTGCTGCGCGCCAGGGAAACCCTGCTGGCCGGGTACCTCGCTCACCCCGGCCTGTTGCTTCTCCAGCGCTTCCTGTTTCGCCCGATCTTCTTCGCGTTTCCTGTCGATCTCGTCGAGCGCGACCTGGCGCCGAACGCCCTGGTAGGAGTCGTACAGGTTGAAGATACTCTGCGCGCCCTTGAACAGCCCATCCGAGAACGAACCCAGTGGAAACGCCATGGTCAGGTTACCCCCGCTTCACGCCGGAGCCGGGCCAGGGAGGGCGCGATGGCGTCGATGATGACCTGCAACCGCGCGTCGTACTCGGCCCATATCTCCGGATGGTATTCTTTGAGATAGCCGGCGCGCCCCTCGCTCCACCACGCCGAACACCGCGCGCAATCGGGCGAGCCGGTCATGTGATCGTAAAGCCTGGGCAACGGCACGTTCTCGGAGCGTAAGTAATCCAGCACTTCCTGGTGCGTCCAGTCCAGCACCGGCAACCATAGCTCCATGCCGTCCGCGACCGCGCCCGACATGACAGGCAGGCGGGGCATGTCGGCGCGCTTGCTGCCGCGTATGATCAGCGTGATCCCGTCGGCGCGCATGCGCTCAAGCAGCGGCAGCATCAGGTTGGCGTAGCAGCAGTCGTATCGCGAAGAGAGCGCGCTTTTTGCCTCGCCCATGAGTCGGCCGACAGGATGATGCGAGTAAGGCATGAGGTCCGTTGGCAATCCGTTTGCCGCGATCCATCCTGTAACGTTCGTTTCGATGCGAACGAACCGAGGGGCGAATGCTTCAACAAGCGATACGTTTTCTCGCATCTCGGGCAGAAGGTCGCCCGTGTCGAGGTGGTAAATGGTGATCTCATGGAGACAGTTCCTGAGGAGTTGGATGCACGCACGGCTGTCCTTGCCTCCCGAATAAGAGAGCCCGACCTTCTCGTGCCGGTCCAGCGGCGAGTAGTCCATCAACCTCATCTGCGCCGCGCCCACCAGATGATCGGGCGCACCCCCGAGAAGATCCGGTCATGCAGATCCGGATCGATGAACATGGAGCGGAACACCTCGTTGCTGCCCTGGGGCAGCAGGAATGCTTCGAGGTCCCACCCGGCGACGCGGTTGACCACGCGCAAACTGTCGAACGGGATGAAGCGCGCGCCCAGATGTTGTAACGATAGCGCATCATCCTCGGCGCCGAAGCGGGCGCAGTCGAACACGAACAGCTTACCGCCCGGCCGCACCACCCGCCACGCCTCGCGCAGCGCGTGCACGAACCCGTCCGACTGGCACAGGGAATACAGGAACATGGCGCCGTCGAACGACGCCTCGTCGAACGGCAGCTCGTGCATGTCGCAACAGAACGTCGCCACGTCCGGCGGCGCCTGCGACAACTGGAACGAATTGTTGTTGACCAGCCAGAACCTCAGGTCGGGACGTAACTCCCGTAGTAAACGGACCGGCTCGCCGAACCCGCACCCGATGTCCACCCAGGTCGAGTCCTGGTCGGGCGCCATGTGCCCCAGCAGGATCGCCATGTGCTCGCGGTCGTCCTTGTCCAGCCGGCATCCCTGCAGCACGCGGATGCCCCTGGCGAGCGCGCCGCGCGACGCCTCGGTGAGTTTGTCCTGGTCGATCATGTCGCGATGGCGATGGCGGCGACACCGGCGGCGGCGCCCGCCAGCCCGCCCACGCCGGAGGCCTGGTTCTGCGCGATGGCGGTGTTGGCGTTGAACCCGGCCATGGAGTTCTGGAAGTTGGTGTTCATGATGTTGGCCGCGTTCATGTTGGAGGTGTTGCTCAGCCCCTGCCACTGCGTCGGCGTGCCCATCAGGTTGCCGTACGTCGACGATGTGTTCAGCCCGGCGTTGATCCCGGCGCCCCCCTGGCTGGCGGCACCCTGCCCGGCGCCCTCGGCGGTGCTGTAGGACTGCGCCACCTGACCAGGGTAGCCACGGCCGATGTTGATCGCCTCGCCCTGCAGGGCCAGCCCGGTGGCTTCCGTCTGGTTGCGCGCCTGGGTCCCGGCGCCGGCCTGGGCGGCGGCCTGCTGGATGCGGGCGCCCAGGTCGAGCGCGCCGTAGCGGGCCTGGCTGGGGTCGATGTTGAACCCCTCCAGGGTCTGCAGCGCGGCGTTGCGCTGACCCGAGAAGGCGTTGGCCACGTCGGCCTGCGCCGCCGCCGAGCGCTGGTCCGCCCGTCCCGGCGTGTTGTAGTCCTGAGCCTGTTTGGCGAACGCGCCTTCCATGGGCCGGTAGGTTTTCTCGTAGTATTGCTGCGCGGTTTGCGCGTTGGCCATGTTCTGGCGTTGCGCGTCCATCGACAGGTTCGACGCGTCCATCATGTTCTGCATGAACGCCTGGGTCCGGGGCGCCTCCTCGGCGTATTGCTGCTTGGCCCAGTCCAGCTGGTCTTTCGATGTCTGCGCGCCGATCTTCGCCGCCTCCAGCGAGGATGCCGACACCGCCGAATAGTCCGGTGGAGCGGGCGCCCGGCCCTTACTCATGACACGTTCTCCGGCAGGAGGTTACTACGGTAGTGACGCGGCCTTAGATTGAGATATCTGCACTGATCCCTGGTCATCTCCATGATCACCAGGTCCGACCCGTCGGGATAGACGTCGTCGATGACGGCGGCCACGGTCCAGCCAAGATGCTTGTTGACGCGCAGCGCGACATGGTTGGTCGACTTCACCAGCCCCATGGCCTTGCGGCAGTTCAGTTGCGCGAACGCGTAATGGAAGATCATCCAGAGGAAGTCGCGCGTCACCCAGTTATCCTTCGACCCCGCCGAGTGCATCATGAGCGAGGAACCCAGATATCCCGTGAACACGACACCGCCCACGGTCTTCCCGTCGCGGTGCATGGCCACCACGTGGTCGGTCTTCTCGTTGAACACGCCCTCGATGCGTCCCATGACCCAGTCGCCGTCGCCGGGATGGTTGATGCGGATCTCGCGCTGGCTCATTTCAGTTTCGCCCCGATATCGCCCTCGGTCACCAGGCCAAGCCTGACCAGGTCGTTCAATGTGACCGCGCGGTCCAGCGGATTACCGCGATGGCCGCCCAGCGACTCGACACCCTGGCGTAGCTGACTCGCCACCGTCACCAACGATTGCAGGTCGCTGATCGGCTGGCTGATCGAAGGCACGTTGAAGTTCCGGGAAACCTGGTTTGGGTTGAGCGCCATCACACGGTCTTCAGTTCGCGCATCGTCGACGCGAGTTCGACGCTGTGGATCGAACATCTGGCGATGATCTCGAACTGCCAGTTGAACGCCTTGCGCCCCGACGGGAAGCGGAAGATGCAGCGTGTCTGTTGCAGCCACTCCTCGTGGATCAGGTCCTGCGATGGACCGGCGTAAAGCCGGAACCGCGCGTTGACGCCGGGCGGCAAGGTCAGGTTCTCCATCGGCGTGTCGGGCGGCGGGACGACATCCGTCGGCGCCGGATCAAGCACCTCCGGATCGAGCGATACCTGGCAGGCGCCCAGCGACACCGGACTGGCGAAGTAGAACTCGCGCGACCGCCAGCGGTAGATCAGCGGCGGCGTGTCCATGCTGTCCCATTTGTACACGACCTCGTTGGCCATGATGTAGGCGTCGCCCGTGTAGACATCGTTCCAGATGCTGACCACGTCGACGAACGGCGACACCGAGCATATCCCCAGGCGTTCCTCGGTGTAGTCGATGAGGAAGCCCATGCCGGTGCCGTTGATCGCGAGGTATTGCGCGCGGTGGCGGCAGGCGACGAGGTTATCCCCGTGGAACCGCTTGATCCAGATCTCGCGCGTGAGGTTGCTGAGCGTCTGGTTCTGCGCGCCGTAGTAATTCAGCGCCACCAGACCATTGGGCGAGGAATAATAGACCCCCGCGAGGTCGGTCACCACCGAGCCGCGCGAGATGCATGGCTCCGGCGTCTGGATCTGCGCGAAGATGTACTGCGCCGGGGAATTGCCCGTGCCGGTGCTGGGGAACCCCGAGGTCAGCACGACCAGGGACTGCTGCCATAGCGCCAGCGCCACGATGGGATAATGCAGGCTCTGGTCGTAGCCCGCCGGCCACGCGTTGGGCCGGTTGGGTTCACAGAAGTGGATGGTGTTGCCGGTGAAGCCCACCAGCATGCCACCGGGGATCGAGATCAGCCCGTCCAGGTCTTCCACGGGCGGCGCGAAACTCACCGATGCCAGTATGTTGTTCTGCACCACCGTCGTGTTGGGGATGGTATCGTTGTAGACCGTGATGCCGATGGCCAGGTCGACCACGAAATAGAACGTGGCGCCGCCGGAGACCCCGGCAACGGTACGATACAGCCTGGTCGTGACGATGGGTGGGTAATTCTTGCCCGACGGCGTGGGCGGCGCCGAAGCGGGCAGGTTGGCCACGTGCCATACCGCGTCCGTGGCACCCGACTTCACGATGGAAGGCGCGGACGGCGAGCTCTCGGTGCCCAGCGAGTCGACGAACGTATAACAGTAGGACCGGTCCTCCAGTGGCGCGTCGCCGCTGGGATCGTAATGCACGTCGAACGTGAGGCCCGAGCCCGTCCCGGAAATCAGCGTGGGCGTGATCGGATTGGCCGGCGTGGTGGTGTAGTGCGTGTCGGGCCCTATCGGCATCAGGTCCCTGGCGCCCATGTCGAACCTCACGGCCGCGCCGGTAGGCCCGACCGCTCCCGGTCCCGCGTCGATCAGGCGGACCGGCTCGTTCGCCGGGTTGACGGGATTGGTGTTGTAAGTGCCGGGTAACGGCACGTCGACCACCGACACCAGGGCGCCGCCGACGACCTGCAGGTGCACCTCGATCTGCGCCCCCTCACCCGTGGTGCCCTGGAACAACGCCGACGCGGCGTCCGTGCCCCCGGTGCCGGCACTGGCGATGCCGACGTTCACCGCCTGCGTGGTGTTCAGCAGGAACCGCTGCGGCAGGTGGCCGAACGCAAGCACGCCACCAGGGACTTCCAGCACGGTGTTCTGCGTGTAGTTGGCGCCTGGGGTCACGACGGTGGCGCCATTCGGGACGAGCGCCGGGATGCCGCCGCCAATGGGTGACACGACGGGCGCCGCCGCGTCCGACGGATCGACGGGGATGAACCCCAGGCTGTAGTGTGGGTCGCCATTTTTAATACGGTCGTAAGTATTCCACCAGGCGCCCGCGTCGGGCACGCCGGGCGGGTTGGTCCAGAACACCCGGTGCAGCGTGTCGTTGGCCAGAGGCGAGACGCAGACGCAGGAGAACTCGCTCGGCAAGGGCAGCCATTCCTCGGGGTCCCCAGGCTTGGGACCCGGCACGCGATAGGCCTTGCGTACCTCCCAGGTCGCCTTGCCGGACAGGTCGATGACCGGCTCGGGCTGCGGCAACCCGTTCAAGGGCCCGTGCGCCAGGTCGGTGTTGGTGGCGCGCGAAGCCATGTTGTCGGGCAGGAGCCTGGGCTCCCGCCTGGGTATCTCACCTCCGAAATCCTTGACCGCGAACGCGACCATCTACTTTCGCCTGCTCCCATCCCTGGCGCCACGCGCCGCCGTCGGCACCTCGTCACCCAGCCAGATCCCAAGCACGGCGGCGCTGTCCACGGCATCCGAGTCCTGCATACCATACTGGTCGGGACGGAACCCGCGCGCCGTCTGCCCGGAACGGATATGCACGTAATAGAGCGCGGGATCACCACGCGCGGGCACCTGTACCACGTCACCATTCGGATCGGTGTAGCTCGTCGCGGCACTCCCCGGTCGACCGTACCAGACATCGGGTGGTGGCACGGATGGATCGAGGTTGGTGTCACGGATGACGATGTCACCGCTCGCATCACGTGGATCGCCGAGCGCGTTCCGCGCGGAACCGGGTGCATCGCGTTCAAGTTCTTCGCGTAACGCGAACACGCCCGCGACCCCACTGACGAGCGCGGTCACGGGGAACGTCATACGATAGTCGTTCATGTCGTCACCTTCTCGATGACGGGCAGGATCGCATCGATGATCCGCTCGACGTCGATCAACAGATCGACATCCGTGGCACCACGCCCAGGAATGACAATAGCGTCCCCCACCATTTCAGCGTGCGCACCAAGTTGGTTGAGGATCGCAGCGGTGATCGCGTCGTTGAGTTTGTCTCGGTCAGCGGTGGTCATATTGTCACCTGTTGCATCTCGGTGTCGGACAGGGCGCGGTTCCAGTAGGTCACGCGGCGTATATAGCCGGTTGGCATGGACTGGTATCCAACCTGATCACCAAAGAATTTAAGCGTTGTAATGACAGGAAGCGAACCATTCCATGGGTTCAATGCCATCATGGTTCCACCAACCGCGCCCTTGGCTGTTGCCTGTTGATACGCGATTGCCGCCTTCCGCACGGCTCCAACTGCTATAGCGCCCATGACGCCACCAGATACAACACTACTTCCGTTCGCCGTGATTACCATGTTACCCGCGAGATTATCCTGTTGCACATAAAGACTGATGAAATCGGTAGTTACAATGGCTCCAGTCAAAGATGTGACATGAGAATATGAACCAATCGGTTCACCAAGATATACAAACTCAGCTTGCAACGTGCCGAAGTTCGCGTTGAACCAACTCACGTTGGTTAGCATCGATGCGACATCAGCCGCCCTGGTCACCGACACCGATGTCGTTGGGATGTGACTGGTCGGGAACGCGCCAGCCTCGACCTGATTGCCCCAGACCCATACACCATCGACGTTGTTACCCGCGAACACGGCGCTACCGGTGTTATCACAAGGAACGATATTCGCGATATAAGCACCAACGGTCGAGGTGGATGTATTGCTCGCGGAGCACCGATACCAGCCATTGCCCACCGCTTGGATTTGTCCCGAGCCATTTGGTGCCTGACTACTAACTGTTCCGTTCGACAGGTCGAACACCACCGACTGGTAAGTCGGGTAGGAACTGTTTTCCAGTCCTATCCTGCACAACTTAATTCCAGCCGCCTTCATGTAGACGGAATACGTATAAGTCGTGTTGATCGCACCAGTCTGCTGGCCGACGAAAAGCTGATGCACGGTGTTCGTCGAACCAGGAATTAACGCCATCGCATCACTGGCGCCCGATGGGCTGACGCCGATGTTTTGCGTATAGCCATCCTGTGATGCGTTGGCTGGCTGATTGGCCGCCCAGTTCACGCTCGGAGCGACGACATTGGCGCGCTGTTCTTCGATCAGCAAACCTTGCAACACACCCGCTTTGTAATCCCAACGCGGCGCGTTGACCGCCGCCGTCTGAACCAATCCGCTGGCGTTGACATAGGTCGCGGTCGATGCGCGCGTGAACGTGATACGGCTGTCGAGCGTGCCGGGTGTCATGAAGTCGAGCGATAACGTGGGACCATCAAGTGTGGTCGCGCTGATCAGTTCGCTCTGGCTCAGTTGCCGGGGCCAGTAGCGCGTGCGTCGTGCCCACTGGCTCATGGAATATTGGTAAATCACCGGACCAGACAGGGTCAGCTTAACAATCACGGGAAGCGACGCGGGAGGACCAACCGAATTGAAATCATGCGGGATCGCATTATGCGCCGCGTTAACATTTTTGTTGATGGCCCATGACATGGCGCCGCGTTGTGATACATCACGAAACACCGTCAGTGACGGGCCCCAGTTGGCGGCACCAACACCGGTCCCGCTGGCATTGACAGAAACCCCATTTATAGTACGCGCCACGCTTGTCCCCTGCGCGTCGCCTTGATCCGGGAGGATGAAATCACTATTCGGATCAGTCCCAACAAAAGCAATGGGACCATTGTACGAGAGCGGCGTCCCTTCCATGATATACTCATGTACCAAACTACCCTGCGTCGTGCTGAACCCGGTCACCGACGCAATCGGATAACCCAACACATCCACCGCGCGTGTCACCGCCGTCGTCGTGGTCGGGATATAGCTGGATGTGAAGTTGAGTTCGACCTGACCGCCCCAGGCGAAGATGGTTTGCGCGGGCGTGCTGGTTTGCGTTGCATCTCGCAGGTCAGTGCCGATCAACGGATACCATGTCGTCGCCGTCAACGCCGGGGTGGCGAATACGAACCGTTGCCATTGCGTGGTAAGAGTGATGCGCGGCGCGGAATACCACGTGACGTTGTTTGTCGCCCCGAGGTAAATCTGCTCCCCGCCCGCGTTGCCTTTCAGCCATACACTGAACGCATAGGATGCCGCCGTGGCGGTAATGCCCTGGCATATGAAACTGTATGCCCCCGCACCCGTTACCGCCGGATAAACAATACGCGTAGCTGTCACGGTTCCGTTGGGAGACGCGATCTGGTTTGCCGTTGGTGTGGGTGCCACGACAACACCCGCCGCCAGTATCCACACCGCGTTCGCCAGGTTCTCGCTCTGCAACGCAAGGTTCGTGCTCGTATCCTCAAGCAACAAACCCTTGAGTTGCAACGTCACCGGATCGTAATCGAAGCGCGGCGCATTGATCGCCGCCGAGGCCAGCGTTCCGCTGGCATTGGTGTACCAACCAGATGAGGCACGTGAGAACACCGCGCCCACGCCGAGTGAGCCACCCATGAAGTTCCGTTCGAACGACGGTGATGAACGGCCGCTTTTACCCGTCCATAACCAGGGCCTGTTGGAAAACGCGTTCACGGCATCAGCCCCAGATCACGTTCAACGATATCGTCACGTCCGTGGTGCTGCCCAGCGTCACCCCCGAGCGGGCTATCAGGGCGGCGTACAGGCTGGTGCCCGTGGGCAGGTCGAACGGCATGACCGCCGTCGTGGCCTGCACCACGGAGGGCGCCGAGGCGCCCAGCAGCGCGGTGTCCGTGAGATGCAGGACACCAATGACCTTGGCCAGGTCCGCCGCCGCGATGGCGACCGCCGTTCGGTCGGTGACGGTGCTGGCGGTGGGAGACGCCGAGAACAGCACCAGGTCCATCGTCGGGATCACCCCCGAAGCGAACGTGACCGACGCGCCCTGGACGATGGCCGCCCCACCGGATACGGAAGCGATGTAGGGGAACACCAACAGGCCACCGATGGACGCGCCGATGGCGTAAGCCGCCGCCTGTACGGCCGGCCTGACCTGACTTTGCGGGTTCGACGTGCCGCTCATTTGCGTTTCCCTCCGGCTTTGCCACCTTTACGCGCCGCTGATAACGCGATGGCGATGGCCTGCTTCCTGTTCTTCACGATGGGGCCACCCTTGCCCGAATGCAGGTTGTCCGCCTTGAACTCAGCGAACACCTGTTTCTTCTTTTGATCGGGCGTGCCGACGAGGGGCACCTACTTCACCCAGACCCAGGAACCGACCCCCGCCGAGGTGACCACCCACAGCATGGTGACCTTGGTATTGACCACCAGTGCCGTCGGCGCGCCGGACACGGCGCCACCCGTGGCCGTCTGCATGGTGAGCGTGGTCACCGCCGCCGTGGACACGATGGACGCCATGTCGCCCGCCGACGGCCCGGCTGGCAGTCTTACCGTCAGCGTGGCCAGCGTACCAGCCGGGGTCAGGAACAGACTGGGTCCCGACATGGAGATGACCGCGCCGGCGATGGGCGTGGCCGCCTGCGGCGCGATGCCGCCGTCGGGGAAGAACGTTCCGTTATTGAACAGGAAGCTGGGCATGGCGATTATCCTTTCCTAAGAGATCATGTTAACACAACGCCGCGCCAGGACGTGCCATCGTGCATCATAAGTTTGTGGTTCACCGTGTCGTAGGTCAGCGCCACGCGACCCGCCGATGCCTGAAACGGCGCGCCTGTTGGCGGTCCGGCGCAGGCGGAAACGTGCAAGAAATGAGAGGTCGCCGTCGTCGCGTTCGGCTGGCCGTTATAACCAACGATAAGGTCGGTGCAGCCGAAACCACCCGCGATGCCAGTGTTATACGCGGGATAAATGTAGGTGCCCGTGCTGGTTACCAGAAAGCTTCCATCGGAACCGCCAAACCCAACCGCGAGTCCTCTGTCAGGGTGCATGTTTCCGCCAACGCCGCAGCTTATCTCAAGATTATACGTGGGCGCTGGAGTTCCTATACCGACCGGCGCGCTAAGGAACGCGCCATATTCGTTCGTCGCCTGTGATGATCCTTCCTGATACAGGAAATAGTGATTGGTTATCGTTCCACCACCGGATTTATAGTTTCCGTGCCCAAAGTAATCCACGCCATTGACCAGCGTCCCGGGGGTGGCGATGCCGGATACCGCCATGATGCCGTTAACCTGTTGCACGACGCTACCGGGGACATTGTCGAAAACCGACGCGTTGCCGTAAATCGCGGAAGTGTGTCCGGAAAGCGGGACCGCGTGACCGTTCGCCTGCACGAACATGTAGCTGACGAGTCCCAGACTGTCGCCGCCCGTTTGGTTCGCGGTATAGACAGTCGTGCTCGCTATTTGATTAAATATATAGTCTGCCGTGGGCTGCGTCGTGACGCCGCTGATGTTGAGATTATGCTTTCCGGCATCCGCGAGCGGCAGAAACGGGCCACCAGTCGTCGTGCCACTTTTTGGCTGTAAAAAACTCGTACCAACAACAGCGAACGTCGGCATGAAACCCCCCTTATCCGATACCCGGGAACCTGGCGCGGACCTTGGCGCGGACCTTGGCCGCGACTGGTTTGCCGGCGGAACGCGCCAGCGCGTTTCGCGCATGCGATGCATCCGGGATCGGATAGCTTCCGGAACCGGAACCTTTGGGGCCTTCGCCCTTACCCGGCAGAGCGAAATCCTTTCGTGGCAGCTTCTGGCGCTGCCCTGAAGACAATTTTGCCATCACGCTTTCAGCACCAGGCGCGCGATGTCGGCCGCGAGGCAGCGCGCGATGTAGGCGTGTCCCGCGTCGTTCGGATGTGTGTTGTCAGAGCTGATATAAAGGTCGCAATTGCCAGTACCGTTGGGCGCCGTCGCGTTACCGGTGCCGGTCATGTACGGCCCGGCTGGGCTGCTTATATTTGGAATGAAATAAACCAACGGATTATTGATCGCCGCGACGGCATTCGCGATGGCGGTTTCGAACGGTGCCGTGGTGGCGGTTGGTATGTTGCCTCCGTTGATGCCGGTCACGACAATTGGAACTCCCGTCAGTACTGGTTGCTGGATAATAGCGGAAAGATACGTCATTACCTCGGTCTGGACCGCCGCCGGGGTGAACGCCAGATCGTTTGACGCGTCTTCTATCACAACGATACCCGGTGCCGCCGTTATCATATCGGACAATCGTTGCCGGTAGTTTCTCTGCGTGCCTGATGCCGTGGCCAGGTATCCGGTGCCGCCGACGCCGCCATTCCAAATATCGCGAATACCCAACAGATCCGCCATCACCTGGGGAAATGCGTTGTAAACGATACTCGCTCCGCCCGCCGCCACCCAACTATCCCCCACCACGAACATGCGCTGGGGCAGGCCCGCCGGTCGCGTGACGGTCTCCGTTGGGCCTACCGTCACCGCCTGGAAATGCAGCGCCGCATTACCCTCCATGGTGATCGTGCGAACCGCGCGTCCGCCCGCCGCCGTGAAGTCCAGAGTGATATACCCCCCGCCAGCGACGGGTGCCGTCGGCGTGAGGGATACGTATTGGCCGTTGACGATAAATCGCGCGGTCGCGGAACCCGCGACGTTTAACACGGTGAACATGACCTTCACCGCGTCCGCTACTATTTCGAAACGTCCCAGGAAGGGTGTATAACCACCATTCACGGTGACGCTGTTCAGTTGCGTGAACAGCGCGCCGTCCAAAGCTGGCTGCCCTCCCAGATAATTGATCGCCGCCGCTTTTGGGCCTGTGTTGATCCAGACATTGCTCAATCCGGCTGTCGGCGTCCCGCTCGCGGTTATCGTGGGTGGCGTGGTCATGATGGGATTGACGCGCGGATTATTGGCCCTGGCGACGGCGGCGGAATGTGCCATGGACGTCAACGTGCTGGCAGCGCTAACGGCGGCGGCACCACTGGAAGAACGTAAAAAACTCGTACCGGTATTAGTAAACGTAGGCATGACCTTACCCCTTCACATGATCAACCGTCATGCCTCGACCTTCTGCCGTTCCTCGCTCCACGCGTCGGTCCAGGCCACGCGCAACGCCTCGACCAGCCGGCATTCGTTCCACAAATGTAACATTGGCGTGTTGCCGTAGCGCTCGATGGCGGCCGTGAGCGACGCGTCGAACGGCAGGTGGTCCGCGTTCAACGAGTCCCGCAGACCATGGTGCGCCACCAGCAGGTTGTCGATGGCGGTGCCCACCATGGCCATTTTGTAGAGCGCCAGCGATCCGTCCATCAGCGCAACGTCCCGGCCTGACCCGTGGCGGTGCCGCGCGGGGACTTCTTCGCCAGTGCCTTCTTCATGGCGATGGGCTGGCCCGGCGAGGTGGGGCCGGGGATGGGCTGCTGGGCGAAGCTGTGCCCCGGCCCACCGGCCACGACATGCGTGGGCGAGCTGCCGCGAGAGCTCGGGTTGACGTTCTTAGGTCCTGACTTAGCCACGAAAGCCTCCTTTTTCCATTGCGTCCAGCCGTACGGCGAGTTCCTTGATGGCGTTCAACATGGCGAAGGTGAGCGCGGTCGTATCCAACGTGCGAAGATCATCGATGGGTCCTACCTCATCGAGGTCCGCCGGGATCCGCTTCACCATCTCAGGCATGGCCTGCTCAGCCTCCTGCGCGACCAGACCCACGTACTCAGCATCATCCCGCTCGTCGTCGCCGATCCTTCCGCCACGATGCCCCCCGCGTGACCAGTTGTCCCTGTAGCGGTAGCGCACCGGACGCAGCGCCATGATGGCCTCAAGCCCACGGTCGTAGTCCACGACGTCCCGCTTGATCCGCGCATCCGATGACGCCGCCCACGAACCACCACCCGGTTTCAACGCGTTTGGCGCGTTCAGCTGCCAATTGGTAAGGTTACCGAACCAGACCGCGCCGCCGGTCATGACGAAGTTCACATCGGCCGTGCTTCTCAGTCCGATGACGTTCAACGAGATGGCTCCCCACTCCTGTATGGGAGCGCCGGAGGTATCCGTCTGACCCCAACGCAACGCCTGTGTCGGCGAGAGGCTGGGGTCTATCCACATGCCCGCCGACCCGCCCGTGGACTGTGCATAAACCGCGACACAAGGCAGGCCGATATTGGATGTCGAGAAGATATCCGCGTTGTTCACCCTCAGGTTTCCCGAGAGCGTGCCCCCGGTCAGGGGCAGATAGCCGCTGATCGCGGACGACACCTGCGCCGCCGTCTGGTAGCCGCTCGGGTTGCTCGCCGCGTAGCGCGACGTATCGACCGGATGGACGTGATCGCCGCGCGCCCACGCGGTGGACACGCCCGCCGCCACGGCGCCGTTCATGCTCGGCGCGGCGTTGGAGGACGGCAACACGTTCGTGACGTCCGCCATGGCCATCGTGACATTGCCCGAGCGGCCATTCCAGGTGGCGACGCCCGTGACGGACGAGGCGACCTGCGCCATGACGAACGCCGTCGTGGCGAGTTGCGCGGTGTTGGTCCCGAGGCCGGCGGTGGGCGCCGAGGGCGTGCCTGTGAACGTAGGACTCGCCAGTGGCGCACCGCCCACGCCGGTCACGTCCGACGACGTCAGCGTGACCGCGCCCGTACGCGTGTTGAAACTGGTGACACCGGCGGTACTGGCACTGACTTTGGCGTCCACGTAAGCCGTGGTCGCACCGCCCACGTCGGTGAAGTCCTTGGTGGTGAATGTGACGTTACCAGTACGAGTGTTCCAGGTGGTGACGCCCGAGGAAACCGCCGCGACCTGACCCAGGACGAACGCTGTCGTGGCGAGTTGCGTGGTATTGGTCCCGACGGTGGCGGTGGGTGCCGAGGGTATCCCGGTGAACGTGGGGCTCGCCAGCGGCGCGCCGCCCACGCCGGTCACATCGGCCAACGTCATGGTGACCGCGCCCGTGCGGGTGTTCCAGGAAGCCACGTTATTCGTATTGAGCCACGTCAGAGCCGCCTGCACGTCCTGGTTACCCTGGATGGGGGGTATGACGGCGATCTCGGACGCGGTGAAGAACTTCAGCCCCAGCTTCAGGTGTACCCAGACGGTCCCGTCGCAGATCAACCAGTCATGTTGTGTGTAGTCGTCAGCCGGGATGTTCGACCCGACGGGAGGCCGGCCGTTGTCCACGACGATGACGTAATAACCTTTATAGCTGGGCTGGGCGGGGGGAAGCGGGCCCGGCGAAGGCGTGATACCCGACACCACCGTGAACAGCGTGGTGTCCGTCAGTACGTGACACTGACCCACGAACAGCAGGTTCTCCGCCAGCAGCTCGATCTCGCCCTGAAGCACGTCATCCCGCTCGTCCACGTAGAGCTTGTTTGTCGCCTGCGTATCGATGGTGGGCAGCGCCACGGGGAGGAACAACGGACCGGTCAACGTGCCTCCGGTCAGTGGCAAGGACCCGCTGGAACCCCCACCTCCACCCCCACCTCCACCCCCGCTGGCGACCTTGCTGTCCACGTAGGCCCTGGTCGCCGCCTCGGTGGGGAACGTCGGATCTTCGAACAGGTAAAGCGGTCCCTGCATGGTACCGCCCAGGATGTTCAGATACGCCGCGTTGGACCCTCCTCCCGCGCCCTGGTCGGGCGGCGGCAACGGCATGGGTCGCACCGGAGGGACGCCGGTGACCTGCACGCCAAGCTCGATGGTGACTTCCCTGGTCGACGTCCCCCGCAGCACGAACCGCAACGTGTATGCCAGGCCCGGCGTGCCGAACTCGGTGAACACGATAATCTGCGTGCTGGACGCGTCCATCTCCGCGTCGCGTATCATCACGGGTGTCGGGTCATAAGCCGGTGGACTGTTGGGCGGCGGATAGGGCGCCTCCGACCAGCCGGACATGCCCTGGATGATCTCCTGGGACAGGATTTCCGTGATCGTCTCACCCGGATCCAGCCACCACAGCATATCGCCCACGATACGCGCGATGTCGGTGGTCTCTTTGTTGATGCGCTCTACCAACATTTATTGCTTCCGCCTCCCATGCGCGAAGTACGGGAAGGCACGGCGTGGCGACTGCTGGTGCGAGTGCAGCCGCTCGGCGATATCGCGGGCACGCATCATGCCCTGGCGGAACCGCGTGCCGTGGTACTGCGCCAGTTGCGGCGCCGACCACGGCTTGGCCGGCATCGCGTACAGTCGCGCGATGGTGCCGTCCAGCATGGTCTCGAACCAGGTGGTGAACAGCTCGGGGAGCACGTTCAGCCTGATCACGTCGAAGCGTATGGGACGCAGCGCCACCAGTGCCCAGCCGGAACGTTGCGCCGTTGGCGTCATGAAATCCACCAGTTGCGCCGGCGGATTGATCTCCCAGTGCGTCAGGCCGTGCGCGTACAGGACCCAGACCACGCTCATCTCGGCGTTGAACGGATTGAAGTCCACCGTGCTGACGCCCGGCCCCATCACCCAGTTGATCTTACTCCGGTAGTAAGTGCTCCGGATGCAGAACTCCTGAATGGCGTTCCACAACTCCATCTGGATGACCGGCAGGGTGATCGCCGGCAGCAGCGTCTGGATGTTGTCGTAGAGCCGGTCGAAGCCGCCCGTGGTACCCACCGACCCATCGGCGGGACCACCCGGACCGGTATCGACGTCGGGTTCGACCGGACCACCGCCACCGCCGACGGTTCGTTCAATCGGGCTGAACCCGATGACGAACTCGCCAATCGCGGAGCTGAAGGTGGTCCTGGCTTCCGGGCGGTTGATGAGAGTGGACGACATATGCGTGCCTTACGGTTGCTCAAGCGCGGTCACGCGCGCCGCCAGTTCCTTGCAGGCATTGACCAGCGCGAACGTGAGCGCCGTCGTGTTCAGCGTGCGGAAGTCATCGACCGGGCCCACGCCATCCAGTTCGGCCTCGATACGTCCGACCATCTCGGGCATGACCGCCTCGACTTCCTGCGCGACCAGGCCAACGTATTCAATGTCCTGTTCGTCGGATAGCCGGCCTTCGCGCTGACCACTGCGGGACCAGTTATCCCGATAGCGATAACGCACCGGACGCAGCGCCAGGATGGCGCCCAGCCCTTGATCATAACCCACGACATCCCGCTTGATCCGTTCGTCCGACGACGCCGCCCAGGTTCCCCCACCAGGTTTCTGCGCGGTCGGCGAGTTCAGCACCCAGGTGGTGAGGTTACCGAACCAGAGCGCCCCACCAGCCATGGTGAAGAACACGTCCCCGGTGGAGAACAGGCCCAGCGTGTTAAGGTGGACACCGAACCATGGCACCAGGGGGGCTCCGGAAGAGTCGACCGAGCCCAGGATAAGATTGTCTTCCGTCACGCTGGTGGTGTGATCGACCCACATGCCACCACCGGACGGACCACCGCCGGAAGGGATATGACTGGAATAGACCGAGACACACGGAAGACCGATACCCGAGGTCGAAGCGAGGATGTTCTGGGCGGCGGTGATGGCGCCGGAACTCAGCTGACCGGTGACGCTGTCGATGGAGAACTTACTTCCGACACTGAAATTACCGTTGATGTGCCCGCTGGAGGCCGACAGGACGCCGTTGACCGTGGTGGCGCCGTTGAGCGTGGAGGAGCCGGCGACGGACAGGTTGCCACCGACCGCGAAATCCCCGGAGGAACCGGTGATGGGCCCACCGGAACCACTTCCGATGATCGCATAGTGCGCGTCCGCGTAGCTTTTGCTGATCGCCTCGTTCGCGCCTGGAGCGCCCGCGCGCAGGTTGAGCGCGCCGCTCATGGTGCCGCCCCCCAGGGGCAGGAACGGCGCGCCGGTGAACGCCGGAGACGTCCGGTCCGCCTTGCCCGCCCACAGGTTGTTCCACTCGGTAGCCGGCGGCACGTACCCGGCTATCCAGTTCGGCGACGACCCGGATACGCTGCCACTCATGCCCGTGGCTCCCGCGTCATGAGCATGGCCGGCGTCACGCCCGTCGGCTCGGAGCGCGCTTTCGGTGGCTCGTGGCGTGCCTTCACCGCGTCCTCGATCTGGCGGTGGATGTCCACGATCAACGGGTTGACCTCGCGCCAGGGATGGCCGCCCAGGGCTTCGAGGATCTGGTTCCACCGGCCGACGGGCATCGTCACCATCGCCGGCAGGGACAGGATATCCTGTTGTATCTCACTCATTTCCAAACTCCTCACATGCTGTCATCACCGTGGAACGTCCATCACAGCGTCTCCCACCAGGCTTCGATGAAGTTCATCGTGCCCGCAGTCGCGTTGGCGCCGCCCCAGAGACTATAGGTCGTCCCGGCCGGTATCATCGCGAACAGGGTTTGGCTCGTCGTGGAACTCAGGGGCATGGTGAAAACGGCGCGCGCCAGAATGTCCGTCGCGACGTTATTGATGCGCAGCTCGACGGTCGGTCCGGTCTGTCCGTTCAGAAGGATACTGAGGTATATCGCCTTGCCCAGGTTGTTGGTATACCACGTGGACCAGTAGCGGAAACCATACAGCCCGGGGCCGCGTTTGACCCATTGGTAAGGCTGCAGCGCCTGGATCTGCCGCCACGCGACCGCCTCCAAAGGTTGCACCGCGTCACCGGACAGGACCAGCTTGCCGGTCATCGTGTCGCCGGATTTCAGGACGTAGGAGCCACCACTGGAGGGCGCGAAGTTGTCGGTGACCCAGCTCTGGAAGGCGAGGTCGCCCTGGGGGATACCATCCACGAAGGCGCGCACGGCGCTCCCCGTCCAACCAAACCCGATGAAGTTCTGCCCAGCCGTCAGCACGTTGTATGAGACGCCGCTACCGCTCAGATACAGATAGCCATCAGACCGAAGACGCATCAGGGTTTTTTCAGCGTTCACGCCAGTGACCTGACGCCAGTCGAAACTGGTACCTCCCGAATTGTAGCTGTTGTAGAAATTCACCTCGCCGCCGCCCTGCGTGTGGTTCCAGCCGATGTAGGCGCCGGCGGGGCCGAGTGGGTCCGGGGGTGGCGTCTGGTTGGTATTGTAAGCGGCGATCAGCCAACCGTTGGCCCGCAGGTCGCCGCCCACGGTCAGCCCGCCGGTCATCGTATCGCCGCTCAGCGCCACGCTGCGCTGCCACGCCCCGGTGGACACGCGCCCGAACGTGCCGGCGCCCACCGGCTCGGTGATGAAACCGGTGGTGCCTTGCGCACCGGTGGCGCCTTGCGGTCCCTGCGGCCCGGCGGTGCCCTGCGGCCCGGCCGGTCCCGGCGCGCCCTGCGGCCCGGCCGGACCCTGGATCGGACCGGCGTCGATCCATGTGCCGGTCTCGGTGTCCCAGATCCACAGGTCCTCGGTGGCCTGGACGACGTAAGCGTCACCATCCGAATTGCCGGTGGGCGGCAACGAACCCACGTTCGGCACCTGCCCCTTGATGTTGATCCCGGTGCCGGCCGCGCCCTGCGGTCCCTGCGGCCCGGCGGTGCCCTGCGGCCCGGCGGTGCCCGGCGTGCCGGGCACGCCCTGAGCACCCTGCGCCCCGGCCGGCCCAGGCGGTCCTGGGACGGTGCTGGGCGTACCCGGTTCGCCCTGGGCACCCTGCGGGCCGGACGGCCCAGGCGGCCCTGGGACGGTGCTGGGCGGGCCCGGTTCGCCGGGCGCGCCACCCATGGACACATCCACCAGCAATGGCGCGCCGTCATCCACCTCGACGTCGACCGACCAGACCATCGGCAGCAGGGTCACGTCGATGGCTATGACATCGTTACCGCTCATCGCCGCGCCGCCACGAGTCGCGCGGGCGCCACGGCGGTGGTCACGGCGGCGGCGGTGGTAACGTCGGCGGTGGTGTTGACCGGACCGCCCAGCACGGTCGCCACGTCACCCGAGGCGTAGGTGACCTGCAGATCCCAGGCGCCGGAGTTCGGCAGTTTCGCCGAGTCGGTCGCCGACAGCACCATGTCGATGAAATTGGGCACGGTCACCGTGCACGACATCGACACGATGAGCGTGCCGCCGGCCTTGTCGCGGATCTGCGCCAGCGCGAAAGCGCCCGACAGGTCGGCGGGCAGCGTGCGCGCGGTGTCCAGCCACAATTTGAACTGCCAGCGGTAGGTATCGCCGCGATACAGGGACAGGGGCAACCGGCCAGGTGTCATGCGCTGCCCCTAACTCGATATGGTGAGTAATTGCGAAAGCGATTTGTTCATCAGGCTGACGGCGCGGCTGTCGTCGCTGAAGGTATCCTCGCGCAGTTCCGCGCGGCCCACGAGGTAATACACGAACGCGGAATAGCAGCTGGTATCGAGTGGGAACGCCACGTTCATGTCGGTGGCGGAACTGTAAAACGCCAGCGCCTTGCGCAACCCTATGGGCAGGAACAGATCCGGCCGCTTGGTGCGCACCTCGGCCAGCATCGCGTTGATGGACTCGAACATCTCGTCGTCGGTGTATCTCAGCGCGCCACCGTTGGTGCCAAGTTTATCTTGCAAGAGGGTGCGGGCCTCGCCGATGAGGGTGCCGAACGTGCGCGCCATGGATCAACGCCCTCTGCTATGAGGCAAACGTCCTTTGTTGACCTGCCCCAGCACCTTGGAACCGAGCTTCTTGACCGCCGATTTGCGGATGACCCACTCGCCCTTTTGCGCCGGTATGAGCCCATCGTCCTTGCCTATCCTGGGCCCCGCCGTGTGCCTGATCTTACCCCCGCGCGCGTAAACCCCGGACGTCAGATCGTCGTTCATCGCCCTGGTCTGATCGTAGCGGGATGGCACCGGCGCGTTCGGGTCATCCTTTGACCTCCCCGCTTTGCTCAGCTGGTCGTAGATCCGTTTCCCCTTCGTGGCGCTGGACATCGTGTTGCTGAACGAACTGGATATGCTGTCGCCCATGCTGCTGCCACTGATGCGCGGCGCGTTGGGGTCATAGTCGACGGAACCGCCGATGTCGTAGCCGCGCCGTCGCGGCGGGGGTTTCTTGGCCATCAGCGCTTTCTCCTGATCACGCGCTTCACCGGGCCACCCTTGGCCTTGCCCCCCATCATGCCCCCCATCATCCCGCCCGCGCCGCCCGCGCCGCCCATCATCCCACCCATCGCGCTGCCGAGCACACCCGTGAAACCACTGGCGAAGCCGCCGGCGAAGCTGCCGCCGCCCTTGATCTTCGGCTTGTTGGGATCCTCGTCATCGTCGCCCGACCAGGAGGAGTAGCCACTGTCCTTGCTGGTGTCCTCCACCTCGCCGCCCTCGGCGTAACCCCGGCGTTTGCGCTTAACGGCCACGGCCCTTCCCCTTCATGACCTTGCCCACCTTGCCACCCTTGCGGAACCCCATGGGCGGGGAAGGCGGCACGGAGGGCGAGCCGGAGCCGCTGGGAGCCCCTGGCGCGCCCGCCACCGGACCGCCGCCGCCACCGGCCAGGCCCATGCCGGGCGGCGGCAGGGGCGCCGTGGGCAGCGCGCCCCTGGAAGGCGGTGGCCGGCCACCACCGCCACCGGATTTGGATGGAGAGGCCTTGGACTTCATACCGGGCAACGTCGTGGGCCGTTTCATTTGCGCTTCCCATACATCTGCCGCTGGCCGGCCTTGTCCTCGGCGCGGTCGCGTGGGGTTTTCTCATAGGCTTTCATCGAGACGCCCATCTTCCTGGCGCCCGCCTTGTCCTTTTTGATGTCGGCGGGCGAGCCTTCGTAAACACGTTTCGCCATGACAACTCCTTTTGGTCGGAGGCGGTAACTACGGTCGTAATCTCGTTTCCAGGCTTTCAGGTCCGCGTCGGTCTTACGTCCCTGACGATCCCACCGCGCGACCAATGACGGCTTCACGATGCCTTTCTGCTTCTCCGACGACCGCTCGAACCCACAGGCACGGCATCCTTGCTGGCGCGACACCAGCATGTTCACCGTCACGCTATGCACCGCGTCGTGCTTCGCGCAATGGATCGTGATCTTGTCCTTGGTCTTGGTGCCAGCCAACGATTGAAGCATCCAATGCGGGCTGGCGGCGGCGATCATCGCCTCGATGTCTTCCTGGGTGCGGCGCTTCTTCGCGCGCACGGCGCTCATCATCTCACTCTGACGTTCGGCGGCGCCGGGTGCCTCCCAACGAACCTTGCGTCCGTAGGCCAGCCGTTCAGCGAGCAACTCTTTATTCGCTGGTTCAGAAGCCCACGCACGTTTACGTGTAACAGCTTCAGCTGAGAACACGGCACCTCTGTTAGACGTCACCACGTAACGAATATTATAACCTGGCTTCAGCGTATTTACCCAATGCTGCTCCCGCGCTTCCAGGAACTCGACCGGGCATTCTTCCAATATACCAGTCTCGAACGCATCCCAGCCGCCCGAATGTTTGAACGCGGCGGCCAGGCGTGAGTTATGCGACTCACCCCGTTCCAGCTTCCACTGGTGTGTCTTCAGCCTGTGATCGATCCGTGTCGCGATGCCGACATACATCTTTCCGCTCTCCCGGTGGCGGATGAAATATACCCCTGATGCCATTTGCTGGTCCTCACTCCTTGGTGAAGTCGGTTATATAACCAACCTAACCGAAAGTGTAAAGATGCAAAAGTCATCAGGGATATAAAACTCAGCCTCGGATTGCGTAAAGCTCTGTAATTGCTATACCATCCAGAACCTTACTGGCGTATACCTGGAGCCCACGAAGCAGCGTACTGAACGAACGTTCGCTCCTCATTTGCTCAAGTTTCGTGATCTGGCTGGCGAAGGTGAGCCCGTGCGGGTGCCCGGCGAACACGCGGAACGCGGTCGCCGCGCCCTCGGCCGCCGTCGGCAGCAGGTTGGACGAGTAGAGCGTGAAGCGGTCGATCATGCCCAGGCGCCCGTTGCGCGTCATCGACACCCCGTCGCCCGATATGGATGCGTTGCGCAGGTCGGACTTCTTGATCATCGCCGCCACCCACGGCGGGATGACCAGCCAGCGCCCCGTCTCCGGGATGTTCTGCTCGTCCAGCACGGTGCCCATGTCGACGATGCTGTCGACGACGTTGAGCGGGGTCACCGCGATGGGCGCGCCGGTGGCGCCCAGGTTGATGTTGAGCGAGATGCGCCCCGCCGTGGCGCCCTTGTTGGCGGCGACGATGCCGGCGTCGATGGTGGTCAGCACGTCGGTGTCGATGACGATCTTCATCTGCTCCGAGGCATCGTCGGACCACAGGGAGAGCAGGTTGATGTCGCTCTGCACCTCCATGATGTCGTCCAGCGCCTCGTTGAAGTACTTCGCCTTGTCGATGGTGAAGTCGACGATGTTGGAGCTGGGCCGCTCGATCAGCAGGTCCTGGTTGACCTGATAATCGCGGATCGTGATGGTCGGCTTGGTGCGGATATGCACCACGTCGCCCTGGTTCTTGATCTCGCCTTCGTAGTCGGTGTTGGCGATGGCCGACAACACGGTGGCGGAATAGAACTTCTCGATCAGCTTACCGGACCAGATCTCGGGAATGAACGTGCCGTGGTAGGCGGGCGTCTGGTTGGCGCCAGCCCACGGGGTGGCTGCTATGGTGATGGCCATTGGAGGCCGCTCCTTTCATACGCATGATTGTCATGACTGACGGAAGCGTCCTTCCATGGGCGCGGCGATGATGTCGCGTTCGATACGGTCGGCTTCCGCCTCGCGTCCCGTCCAGCGACCTTGCTGCTTTTGCCTGTAGAAGGAGTTTACATCAGCCGCCGTCCAGATGCGTTGCTCGGGAGCGCCGGGCGCTGGCGACGAGACCGCTCGGCCTCGACCCGGCACCGCCAGATCAGCGAGGGGTAACCGGTCCGCCGGAGGGGTCACCTCGGTCTGGACTGGCTGTATCCCCGGCCTCTGGCCGACCACGGTCTGCTCGTTCTTGTACGCTCGGAAAAAAGCGACTGTGCGGGCGGCGTCGCCCGCGTTGTAGGCTTCATCGATCATCTGCTTACGCTTCCGACCGCTGAACATATCCATCTGGTCGAGCCAGAGGATGAAGTTGGGGTCGTGATTGATCACGTCCCAATCCGGTATGTCACGCGCCAGCGCGGCGTCGACGCGGTTCTGCATGGAGAAACTCGCCAGCTGCTGGTTGCCGCCCTCGACGGACAGCACGCGGCGCTCCAGGTCCTGGATCATCGGCGCCAGTCTGGCCTCGGTCCAGCGCTGCGTCGCCTCGATCAGGTCCTGGCCATAGGTGTCGACGTCCTCGCGCGGGATCTCGCGCACGGGCGGCGGCAAGGGGCGCGTCCGTGGTTGTTCGAACGTCTCCTCGGCGCGCCTGGGCTGGACATTCATCTGCGCGATCATTGTCTGTAACGAGTTTATCTGGCCGCGCAACTCGGGGATCTCTGAATTATATTTACCTTGCAACGTATTATAACGCTGCTCCCAGTCCACCGTGGGTTGCTGCCTTGATGGTTCCGGTTCCGGTGGCGGCGTCAGCTCGAACGGCTGGCCCGGGGTCTCCTCCTCGCCATTCACGACCGGAGTGACGCCCTCCCCGGCGTCGCCCTCGTCCAGGGGGCGGACATTGGCGACGCCGGCCTCGCGCGCCAGCTCATCGGCGCGGGCCGATGCACGTCGAACCGCGTCGGGGATATGCGGCGCGTAGTTGGTCTCAGACATTCACCCCAACCCTTTTACTCGACACGGTCATCTTCGACTGGCTCACGTGCTTGTCGTTGAACGCCGAGTCCATCGCCTGCCAGGTGTGCAGAAATCCGCGCGCGTAGGCGCTCTTGTCGACGCGCGTGGTGACGTCGGCGTCGAGCGAGGAGATCATCATGTTCTGCGCGAACACCTCGTAAGCGTCGAGGAACCGCTCGAAATGCGGGTTGCCCCGCAGTTCCTTGATCGCCGTGACGGCTTCCGATCCGAGATTAACGCTCACGTCCTTGATCGCTCCAAATACGCCCGCAATCGGGCCCTGGTGACATAACCCACGATCTTACCGCAACGGATACACTGGCCGCCGCAGCCGCCCGCGTCCTCGTAATGCCGGCACGGACACTGGCCCCAGCACCCATCAAGCACGCGGCGCCACCACGGTCGCTCATCAATCATTCCAGGTCCGTGTTTTTCATACTGTAATCCTTGTCCGACGCGCCCGCCGTGCCGAGCTTGCCGGGCCCCAGGCCGCCCCGGATACGCTTCATGCCGCCCATGCCGCCGCGTATGTGCGACAGCGGATCGGATTTCTTGCCATAGTGGCCCATCGACCGCGCCAGGGGATCGCCCTTGGTGAGGGTGTTCTTCATCCCCGTGTGCGGCGTGCCCATGTCGACGGCATGCGCGTTCTTGCCGCCGCCGACATGGACCGGTTCGGCGCCGGCATTGGCGGCGCCACCGCCAAACAACATGCCGCCCACGCCCGACCCGAACGATAATCCCGCCATGTCACACCCCGCAGATGCCGTAGGTGCTGGCCGGCTTCTTCTCCGGGTTCCAGTCCGTCTTACGGATGGACCTGCCCTTCGGATAATGGCGCGAAGACCCGGTGGGGCCGGAGTTCTCGCCGCCCGACCCGCCGCCGGACATCTTCATGCTCGACGCCGAACCGGTGGCGCTTTCCATCTTGTTGCCTGAGTCAGCCATGTCGTCCTCCTGAAGAACCCATCTCACGCATGTGGCAGCCCGCCACCGGCGAACGCGTTGACGTGCGGCGCGTAATCGCTGTGCGAAGGCGGCCGCGCCAGACGTGTCTGGTTACCCTGCGCCTGGGCGCTGCCCTCGCCACCCTGGAACCCGGGCGGCACCGGTGCCGGCGGCCGCGCCGCGCCACCACCGCCACCACCGCCAGCGCCCTTCTGAGGCGGCTGGCCGGGCTGCTCCGGCTGCTGGCCGGGATGCTGGGCGTCGATGCCCTGGCCCTGGGCGTGCGCCACCATGGCCTGCCCCATCGCCTGGAGGCGCTTCTGGGCGTCCATCTGGGCCTGCAGGGTCTGGTCGTCGGGTACGATGTCGTCGGGCAGCCCCATGCCCTCGAACACCGCGCGCAGCAGGCGGGCGCGGCCGATCTCGCCGATGATCGGCGCGTCGATGGGATTGGCGGTGATCTGCAGCGCCTGCAGCTGCTTCTGCCGGTCGGTGTCGCGCTTGCCCGACGCGGTGGACCCGAGCACGGTGACCTGCTCCTCGCCGGTCAGCAACCCCGACGTGTCGGTCAGCATGATCATGTCGTAGAAGCTCTCCAGCAGTGGCTCCAGCACGTCGGTATCGACGTTGGCGGCCACCGTCTGCAGCACCTTGGCGGCATTGCCCATGAGCATGGACAGGCCCGAGGCGGTGCGCCCGGCGCCGCCCGACAGCGACTCGCCGGTCAGGTACCTGGGTATGGCCGACTGCTCGTCGGCCATGGTGTTCATCGAATTGATCACCAGCAGCAGTTCCTGCGTGTTGGACTGCGGCTGGAAGAAGGTCACCGGCTCGCGTTGATTACCGAGGGGGTCGCCCTGCACGTGCCAGCGCTTCCACGGGTACAGCTCGTCGCCGTTCTCGGTCGGGCTGACCATCTCGTCGTTGACGACGACCTGCGGCCCCGAGCTTATCGACAGGTTGTTGACCAGCGCCCGGTAGGCGGCGTTGGCGACCTCCTGGATGTCTTCGAGGATGTCGGGCAGCGCGTGCCCGGCGACGGTGCCCGGCACCTTCTCGAACGACGTCATGTAGAACGGATGGCGTTGTCTCGGTGACGGATTGATCTGGGTCTTTATCGTCCAGCGTCCCACGACCCAGCTCTGGATCATGTAATCGCGGTCCGCGTCCGGAATGAGTTTCGGGCTGACGCCCTGCTGGAGCAGGGTCTCGCCCTGCACGTTGCCGTGGAACTCGATCCCCTCGATGTACTGCGAGCGGTTGAGCGATGGATCCTCGCGGCCCTCGTTGATGGCCTGCTCCGGGTCGGGCGCGTCCAGCCATTCCCGCAACCCGTTGGCGTAATCGGCCAGCGCGCCGCGCACGGCGGCCTCGTCGTAGCCGGGCACGCCCAGCAGATCGTTGAGGTCGGCGCGGGTGTAGCGCACGCGCTGGATGATCGCGGCGTCGGACAGCGCCGAGGCGCCGGGCGACCAGTAGATGTCGAACGGATTGACCCGCTCCCAGAACATCACCGGCTTGTTCTGCATGCTGGGTCGCTGGTCGATCCAGGTCAGCCGGGGCACCATCCTGACCACGGGTCCCTTGAGCACGGCGTAGGGGAACAGCGGCAGGTCCTGGAGGAACTCGCCCAGCGCCTGGTAGAACCCACCCGATTTGAGCATGTCGTCCATGGCGTCGGAGGCGGCGTCGGCCTGGGTCATGGCGTTGCGCCGGGCGGCCTGCTGCGCGCTGTGCAACAGGGTCACGTAGCGCATGTGCACCTGCTCTTCCTGGGCCGGCTGGCCGGCCATCTGGAGCGTCTGCACCTCGGTCGCGATGAGCTGGATGATGGCGGCGCGCACGTCGGGCGGTATGGGCGGGTCGGCGACCGGCTCGATCTCCCAGGGCCGGGTCGGTCCCAGGTACACGTCCCGCAGGAGGGCGGTGGCGCCCCGGCTCTTGTTCGCGACGATCCTGGAATATACTTCCGATCCGCCGAAGGCCTGGATCTGCGACAGCTTATCCGAGTCGTACTTGCCTTCGAACATACGCTGCGCGCGGAGCAGACGCTGGTTCAGCGGATTGTTGCCCTGGTTGCGGTGGTTCCTGAATATCCACCATTGCTGGCGGATCCAGGACCCCAGGTCGGGCGTCTGGAGTCTCTGGCTCGCGGATAGCCTGTACGCCGCCGCCTCGCGGTCCCGGTTGTCCAGTTGCGAGGGAGAGATGACGCGCAGGAAGCCGCCATGCTCGCCCGCTGAACGTGCCTGGGCGGGCGGCGAGGAGCTGGACAGGCCGGCCTGGGCGAGCGGCAACCGCGTTCCTCCTATGTTCCAGGACGCGTGTATCGCCGGGGGCCGGCGATATCACGCGTTTGGCACGCGCGCCATATGTGGCATATAAACCCTTGATCTGGCAACCAGATGCGATGGAACCCAATGCCAAATCCTTTCAGCGCCTGGGTCATACGGGAAAAAGACGAGACCGCGACTGAGTTTTCCACGCCAGTGGAGGTGGTTGTCCCCGCGCCCCCGCCCGCTTTCGATATCCTCGATGACCTGGAAGATGAAGAAGAGGCTTCGGTCAACGCGGTCATAGACGCGACGCCCATCCTGGAGACGGGCGATGACACCCCCGACCTGTCCCCCCAGCTGTTATGGGCGTTCTGCGTCGATGTCGCGCAAAACGTGCAGAGCTTTTCGCAGATCGCCATCCGTTACGGTTTCACCGACGTATCGCGGCTGCGCGATTTCCTGCGCGACCAGCCCATGGTGCGCCGGCGCGCCAAGGAGATGCGCGCGGTGTGGGAGAGCGACGACAACGTCGACGACCGTATCAAGAAACTATCCGGCCACGCGGTGCTCGCCGCCCTCCCGGAGACCGCGAAGATCATGCTCGACCCCAGGACACCCAACGAAACCCGGCTCAACGCCATGCAGAAGCACGCCACCATCGCCGGGGTCTACAACCCGCCCGGCGCGCGCGGCGGCGCGGTGGTGGCCGGCGCCGGGCCCGGCGTGGGACGCTTCAGCGTGAACATCGTGTTCCAGAACGCCGGCAAAACGGAAACCATCACCACCATCGAACACGCGCCCGACAGCCACGTCGAACACCCGGACAACCAGGAGATACTCACGTCATGAGCACCTTGCACGACACCACGTTCGGTTACCTAAAACCAACCGACGCTCAGATGGAAACCATGGACACCACGCGCGCGCTGTTCAAGGTGTTCGTGGCCAACATCGACGACCTGCTGCCCGCCGGTCCTGATAAAACGTTCGTGCTGCGGCAACTACGCGACTGCGCGATGTGGGCGAACGTCGCGATCACGCGGAACCCCGATGGGAGTCCACGATCATGAACAACACCGATATCGGTTGGGCCATCGACCAGCTACGCGCCGGAGACCGCGTGCGCCGCGCCGGATGGAACGACAAAGGCATGTATCTGACATTACAGGTTCCCGACGCGCACTCGAAGATGACGCTGCCTTACGTTTATATCAGCACCGCCCGGGGAGCCCTGGTACCCTGGGTGTGCTCACAGGCGGACCTGCTGGACGACGACTGGGAACTGGTGGAGTGAGATCATGAGCCCGCTTGGAATAATACTCGTCGTGATCCTGATCATCGTATTGTTCGGCGGTGGTTACGGTTACCGAATGGGTTCCTGGGCCGCCTACCCACAATACGGTTACGGGTTCGGCATCGTCGGCCTGCTCATCGTGGTGTTGCTGATATTGTTGTTGCTGGGGAGGATATGATGGACGAGGGTATCCATGATCTCACGCGCGTGGAGGAGATCCTCCACGACGCCGAGAACTCGGGACGCATGTCGAACTGGGAACAGAATTTCGTCGCCGACATGCTGGCGAAGATCGCGCAGTATGGGCGGGACACCTACATCTCGGACAGGCAGCTGACGGTCATCGACCACCTGGAAGATAAATTATACTCATGACCAGCGCCAACATCGGCGTGCCCAGGCCCTTCATGCCGGGCGGGCGCGGCATGGGGTCCACTGGTTATCTCCCCCACGCCGCCATCGACCCGTTCATCATCCCGACCAGCCCGGCGCCGGGGGAGGACCCGACCCAGCTGGCCTACGTCCCCCCACCCACCGTCGAGCGCTTCATGCTGGACGGCCACCTGGTAAGGTTCATCGTCGGCCCCGTCGGAAGCGGCAAGTCCATGGGCTGCATCATGGAGCTGCTCAGGCGGGCGCGCCAGCAGGTGGCCGACGCCAACGGACGGCGTAGCACGCGCTTCGCCCTGATACGTAATACAATGCAACAATTACGCACGACCGTGCTCAGCGACGTCATGCAGTATCTCAATCCCATGCTCCGGTATTTCGTCACCGACAGCACGATCCAGATACGCGCCGATCTCGAAGACGGCACCGCCGTGCATTCCGACTGGGTGATGATCCCGCTCGACACCAAGGAGGACGTGCGCAGGCTGTTATCGATGCAGCTGACCGGCGCCTGGATCAACGAGGTGCGCGAGGTGCCCTACGAGATCGTCTCCGCGCTGCTCGAACGCCTGGGACGGTTTCCGAGCAAGCTCAACGGCGGGCCGACCTGGCACGGGCTGATCGCCGACTCGAACCCATGGGACGTGGACAGCCCGTACCACGAGGCGCTGGTACTCAATCCGGATCCGAAATGGAAGCTGTTCCACCAGCCTTCGGGCGTCTCGCCGGAAGCGGAGAACCTGGAGAACCTGCCGGACGGTTATTACGAAAACGCGATGTCTGGCTCGACCGAGGAACGCATAGCCACGCAGATACGTTCCGAATGGGGAACATCGAACGCGGGCCAGGCGGTGTTCCGCCGGTCGTTCGACGCCAACACCCACGTGGTGGACATGGAGACAGTGGTCAACCCGATGCGGCCCCTGCTGATCGCGATGGATTTCGGCCGCACCCCCTGCGCGCTCATCGGCCAGGTCGACACGCACGGGCGCTATCTCATCTTCGAGGAGATCGTGACCGACGACATGGGGCTGCACCAGATGCTGGCCGAACGGCTCAGGCCGAGGCTGATGAGCGAGCCCTACGCCGGCAAGCGAGCCTACGTGGTGGCCGACCCGGCCGGCGCGCAACGCTCGCAATACAGCGAGGAGACCGCGTTCGACGTGCTCAAAAGCCATGGGTTCCTGGCATACCCGGGAGCGACCAACGACATCCCACCCAGACTGCTCGCGGTGGAGAAGTTGTTACGCCAGCAGATCATGGGCAAGCCCGGCTTGCAGATATCAAGACTTGGCTGCCCGGTGCTGATCCGCGCGATGGCCTCGCAATATCATTACAGGAGGCGGCGCGATGGGCACCTCGACGAGAAGCCGGAGAAGAACAACCATCCCTACTCGGACGTCGCCGACGCGCTGCAGTACGGCTGCCTGTCGGTGCAGGCGGACCTGACCGGGCGCGCCATGCGGTCGATGATGCCGAGAGTGGTGCAAACGAAACGGATCTCCAGTGGAGGATGGACATGAACGACGATCAGTTCATCATCCATCGTCTGCGCGCCAAACCCGTCGAGTACACGGTCACGATACGTCATTTCGTGGCCGGCGGCGACTGGGTCATGAGTGTCACCGTCAACGATGTGGCGGATGCGCCGGAAGATCACGCGCGCGTCGCCGACGACCTGCGGCGCGCGGCGCTCATGATCGAAGAGGACGAGAGATTGCCTGAAGAATGAAAATTCGCAAGCTCATTTTGAGAAAAGATCCCCGGAGGCAGGTAGGGGGTGGATGGAGACGGGCCTCCGGGTAAGTTAACTGTAGGACTCAGAGTAGAAGAGTAAAACAACATATCACATATACGATGCCCGCTATTTACATGTCAAGCGCTGCTCGATCAGCTCGCGCAGGTGCGCCAGCTCGGTCTCGTTCCTGTCCAGGCGCATCCTGAGAGTGGCACCCGGTTCGAGTCCCGCGCGGGTGCGCTCCAGGTCATCGCGCACCGTGTTGATCGATACCGCCAGCAAGGACAGCGTGTGCGAGTTCTGCCACGCGATGGTGGTCAGGCCGGCCAGCCCGAGCGGGATCATGGCGGCCACCACCTTCAGCCAGTACGGAGCCCCGGCCGAAATATCGACCACGCGACGGGGCTCCGAGGGGGCTCAGGCGGCTCGACCCGTCAGGGCGCGGCCACGACGACCGGATTGCTAGGCGGGGCGGCGGTGGCCCCCTGGGCGTTGGTGGCGGTCACCACGCAGGTGAACGTGGTGCCGACGTCCTCGGTCATCACCGTGTAAGAGGACATGTCGGGGCCACCGACGACGAACGTCCCATCGCGGTGCCAGCCATACTCATACGTCGTGGGCTCGCCATCCCAGTTGCCCATGGTGCAGCGCAGCTCGCCGGCCAGTTGCTCGGCGTAGGGCACGTCGCGATTGACCGGGGCGGCGGGCTCGACCGGGGGGATGACCACGAGCGACGCCTCGTACGCCTTCAACTCGACCTCGGCCGCGTGCATCACGGTCAGCTCGTCGGCGGTCAGGGCGGCGGCATGGGTCGTGGTGATCGACGCGAGCTTCTCCGAAGTGGGCGAGGCGGCGTTGGGACGCACGGTGACGGGAGGCGGATCTTCATGGGGCGTGGCCACCGGGGGCGGAGCGGACGCGCCTGATACATGCTCGGGCTTGTCGTTGTTCGGCTTTTCATCGTGGGACGGGTGACGGGCCATTGGAGCCTCCTGGGTTCCGCGAGTTATCCCATAACACCAACGACGATACAAGCGTGAAGTTAACGTGCCTTTCGTAAGTGGGGTTGGTAATTTTTCGTAACGTTTTAAGTTTGTGTTTTCAGTAGTGGACTTCATGTGGGTGGGGAGGACCCAACGCGGCCGGCGGCGGACCCCCCGCCATGGACAGGTG